TAGTATTATTTATTATTTGATTTATAAAACTCTATTCTGTCAAGAACATCTTGTCTAGTTAGCTCACCTTCCATTTGTTTACCAATATAGCGAGTCATGTCGATTTCTTTACCGTTAGGGCATGTTAGTATAAATTGCATAGTATTATTATTTAGTAGACATAGTGAGAATCGAACTCACATTAACCATTATGTCTTTTAGTAGAAATCGTAGTAGATATCTATAACTTTAGATTTTTGTTCATCAGTTAGTTTAGTATAATGCTTGTCGTATAATCGCCAAGATATTTTTAGTAGTGTATAAGAGTAATTGCACATAGTTTATTATTTTATTAGTTAGTATTTTATTATATTATCTGTTTGTTTTCGTATTTATTTTGTATTGGCTTTTCATAGTTCTCGTCTGTGAGTGTACCAAATAGTAGCTCGTCAAAGTATTCTTCACGATCTATAAATCTCTCTTGTATTTTAGAGTAATATCTCATTAGTAACAGATTTCACAGTTAATACTATCTAAGTGAGAGTAGTCGAATTGACCTGTTACCATCATAAATATTATGAATGAGATACCACTTACCGCTAACGGTAATAAGAAACCGAAGATCGCTAGTTCTGCCACTACTTCTACTAGTGATTTAGATTTTACATATTTAGTTACTGCAGGAATAAATCCTCTGAATTTTAGTTTAGACATAGTTTATTATTTAATATTAGTTGTCACAGTGTGAATCGAACACACTTATATACCATAGTGACATTGCACTCAGACCTATGACCGAGGAGTGCGACTCCGCATACTTGTTCGCATTTTTATACTTATAGAAACAAGTGGAACTCAAAGTTGTTAGTAGTTATACTACTTCTTTATCGCGAAGTATAACTGGAACGCTAGTTGAAGAAGTGTATGATTTATACTTTTCGAAGCAGTTCATAGTTGATAATTTATTTTTCATTATTTCATACGCTTTATCGTGATTGTAAGTGAATGTTTTGCCATTTTTAAAAGTTACATTAATAGTTTGATTTTTGCCGATTAAAGATTTGCGAATTACGAAGCGTTTTGAATTTAAAGTTTGCATAGTTAAGAATTTAAAGTTATTATTATTTATTATTTATTATTTATTAGTTACATTTATATTATCTAGTTTGTTACGTATTTTGTTTGTATAAATGTGTAAGTTTGTTTACTTGTTAAATATGTCACACTGTCATACCACTAAGTGTCATAGTGTCATACTAATATTAATTATAGTTATGTCACACTGTCATGACTATCTGTCATATTACTTAGTGACAAGTTGTCATATGATACTAATACTAGAATATCTGAGTGATATTGATTGAGTGACAAGATGTTAATGAACTTACATGTATATTATCTAATAGATTCCGTAGTAGTTCTGTAAAAAAAAGATAAAGCTTTTATATGAAGGTGAAGCAAACGCGAAACGTATAGGCTAAAACGTATAAAACAAGGGGAACCCGGTGAAATGAAAACCATTTTTGCTAGAAGAAAAGTAGTGGAAAAAGAGTGGGCAGCACTATACCCCTATATTTATAACTACTGTGACACTAGCCTTATAATATACTTAAGTAACAGGCTGTTGTCACACTATATGTAAAAACACTTTAAAATCTGTAAGTATATAACTATAAATAATACTCAAAAATATGTCAATACTACAAAGTTATCCTAAAGGTACGCCAAAGGCAGATGATCTACTACTAGGTACAAGTACGCCACCGGCGAATACAAACGATTTGCCTATAACTCAGAACTTCTCTGTGTCAGACGTTGCTTCTTTCGCTAACTCATATAGTTTAGGGTATACAGTATACACAGCATTGATAACTCAAGCAGGTACAGCAGCACCAGTTGCAACAATACTTCAGAATACTACTGGTGGAACAATAGCATGGACTAGAAGTGCTAGTGGTAGATATGCAGCAACTATATCAGGTGCAACATTAACTACAAATAAAACAACAGCGTTAGTAACATCAGGTGGTGATGGTCATCATATGTTAAGACCAAGAAATATAACAACTACGGCTATAGAGTTCTACAACATAAATTCACAAAACGGAAATGCAGTAGATGTAATAGAAAGCACAACTACAGTAGAAATAAGAATATACGCATAATAAACTAACACATGGCTAGAATAAGTTCGTATCCCATAGATTTAACCATTCAAGACACTGATGCTTGGATAGGAACAGAAGCTAGTAACAGGCTAACAAGACAGTTTACAGCTGCTGGATTAGCTAAATACCTCAATATAAAGGGTAAGATATCTATATCTGCCCAGATGGTTTTTCAATTTAAAACAGGTAACGCAGGACCAGGTGATTTTACAGGTCCAGCAGACAACTCTACATTTGCTAGTATAACTACTATGCAACTATCAGTCACAGATAAGTCTGGTCAGAATGTAGTAGCATTCATGGATTACTTAGTGGGTAACGATATACTTATAAACGCACAGAACGAAATAAGTACATTTGGTCATTATACTATTGATAGCTATACAGACAATGGTGCTTTTTATACATTAAACCTAACTAATAGAAAAGGGGAAGGTTCTATAGTAGATGATGTTTTTTATGACTTCTCTGTTTTCACGCTATCTTCACAAGGTACGCCAACATTTATATTTAATCAAGCTGTAGCATCGACACAATGGAACGTGCAGCATAACTTAGGGAAATTCCCTTCAGTTTCAGTAATAAATAATAACAACGTTGTAATAAACGGCGAAGTAAAATACATAGACAATAACAATATACAACTAAACTTTTCCGCTGGATTCTCAGGTAAAGCGTATCTAAACTAACAAACATGGCAATAAATTTTTTAAACACGGTTGATTTTAACCAAAACACTCTAGAAAAACCTAGAATAGAAAACCAACCAAACGATACTGCGGCTGGAACAGGTGTAGAAGGTCAAGTATATTTTGACACAACAGTAGATGCGTTAAAGATATACGCAGGTGGCGCTTGGGTAGAAGTAGGTGCTACAAGTGGTGTTGAAACTTTCACTAACGCAAGCGGTACTTATGTAGCTTTTGGTACAAATAATACATCAGCTATTGGCAACGTAACAGTAGGTACGGTAGATCTTACCGCTGTTGATGGTACTTCTACCGCTGCTGATAGATTCTTAACTAAAGCTAATAAATGGGCAACTATACCATTTGGTGATATAACAGAAGTACAAGGAGGTACTTATATAAATGTAACAAATCAAACTGGTCCTGTACCGATTGTTAATCATGATTTAACTTCTAGAACAGATACAACATCGACAGCAGCACCCGCTTATGGTGCTACTTTCACCGCTATTGATTCAGTTACAACAAACACAACAGGTCACGTTACAGCATTAAATGTTAAAACAGTAACAATACCTGCCTCCGACGATACTACATACGATTTACTTACTGCACCAACCGGTTCAGCTATTAGATTAGACCCTAGTACTGGAGCTAATGATGATGTAACTATATCTGGAACAAGTGGTCAAACAACAATGACTAGAATAAGTGCATCGGAACTTAGAGTTGGTTTAACCAGTAATGTAACCTTATTGGGTAATTTAGATGTTGGTGGTGAAATATCTCAAACATCAAGTGGAAACGAGAATAGTTTTGCTAGTCCACTTAACATGAATAGTAATAAGCTTACCAATGTTGCTACTGGTACAGCTTCTACAGACGGTGTTAATTTAGGTCAAGTAGAATTACTAGTTGCAGGTGTTGGTGTTTTTAAAGGATCTTATAACGCCGCTACAAACTCACCAGCTTTAGAAGGGTCAAGTAACATAGCTTTAGATCAAGGTGATTACTTCGTAGTCTCAGTATCTGGTAGTTTCTTAGGTGAAGCGTTAGAACCAGGTGACTTTATATTTGCTAATAATGCTATTGCGGCAAACTCATCTCCAGCTATATCAAACTATACAGTTGTACAGGCTGATGATAATATTGCCGGTGCTGGTAGTACTGATGGTGCTACACAAAAAGGTGTATCTGGTTTTGACAGTGCAAACTTTACAGTATCGTCAAATGGTTGGGTACAATTAAAACCTCAAGCAAATCCTTATGCTGCATCAGTATTATTAAACAGTGGTTCAGATTCTGGAGGTGAAACAACATTTACCGTAGATGTAACTTCTTTGTTTGGATCAGGTGCTTTAGCTGCTAATTGTAAGGCTGAGGTGGTTACAACATCAGGAAGACAAACAGTATATCCAGATATAACTGGAAACGGAACAGGTAGCTTAGACTTTAAATTTATACCCGTGGTATCGAATGGCACATACACTGCGCTTATAACAATAGTCTAATATTAATTTAATACAATTTTAGATGGCAAATATACCATTTTTAAATAACGCTTATTTCGCCGCTAAGGTAGGTATTGGAGTACCAACCCCTAATGAATCACTAGAGGTTTCAGGTAGCATATTACTTTCTTCCAGACTTAAGCTTGGTACTGGCGATCACTATTTACAACAAACTTCAGGAGACATATACAGTTTTACCACTGGTAAAAACATAATGTATGCTGGAAGCGCGGAAGTATTTAGAGTTGATGAAGCTAAATTAGCTACATTTAAAGGTGATGCTTATTTTAATAGTGGGTTAATAACAACAATAGATTCAACAGGATCTTTTTATATAGATGTAAATGCAAATAATGCTTACGGAGGCAGAAACTTTAGAGTTTTAAATAACGGAACAACTTATTTAAATATAGATGCGGATGGTGATGTGGGTGTTAATACAACAAATCCTAGTAGCAAATTTGAAGTATTAACAACTACTACAAGTAAATTTGTAAGATTTAAAGCAGACAACAACGAGCAAAGATTTGAATTTTATGTAGGAGCAAGTGGTAATGCTTCAAGAATGTCTATGCATAATGACGCTGCAACAGAGACCATAAGGTTTGCTTCAGCGGGTAATTCATACTTCAACGGCGGCAACGTAGGTATCGGGGCAACTAGTCCTGCAAGGTTACTTCATGTAAATTCATCTGGGCAGACAGATATACATTTAACATCTAGTGGTCAAGGCACCACTAGTACTGATGGTATGACTGTTTTTCTTGATAGCTCTGGAACAGGAGGATTATGGCTTAGAGAAGCTCAAGCTTTAAGATTTGCTACAAGTTCATCTGAAAAAATGCGTATTGATTCTTCAGGAAATGTTGGAATCGGGACGACTAGTCCGCTTGGCAAATTACAAGTCAACGAATACACGGTTGCATCACAAGGAAATCAAAATATTCACGGGGAATTAAGTGTTTTTACAAATAGTGGAGATGAGTCCTTATTTTTAGGTATAAAAAACGCTGCATATCCAAACAGAGGTTGGGCATTTAATCCTGTTATTTCTGGAGTAAATTCTGATTTACAAATCAAAGAACACGGAGCCTCAGGTGTAAGAATGACAATACAATCTGGCGGCAACGTTGGCATCGGGACTACTGCGCCTTCGCAAAAACTTCATATTTCTGGTAATATGAGACTTACCGGAGCGTTTAGAGATAGATTAAATTCTCAAGGTGCTGCAAACTATGTTTTAACTTCTACCGGTTCAAACGGAACTCAATGGGTTGATGCTAGCGGTAGTTCTATAATTGGCGGTCCTTACTTGCCACTAGCTGGTGGGACAATGACTGGAGTTGCTGGAGTTGTATTTCCTGATGCTTTTAAATTAAACTTAGGTACAGGTTCAGACCTTGAAATATTTCATGATGCAGCAGATTCTATTATTAATAACAATGTGGGACATTTATATATTTCACAGAAAGCAGATGACAAAGATATTATATTTAGATCAGATGATGGATCTGGTGGAATTGTTGAATATTTTAAATTAGATGGTACTAATGTAAGAACTTTAGTAAGTAAACCAATAAATTTAATTGATAGCGTGCCGCTACAATTTGGTAATTCACAAGATTTAAGAATATATCATAATGGAAGTAATAGTTATATTCAAGATGCAGGCGTAGGTAGTTTAAAAATACTTGCACAAAATTTTGATTTAACTAACGCGGCTGAATCAGCTTTAATGATTAGAGCTATTGATGGTGCACAAGTTGAGTTGTATTATGGTGGTGCTAAAAAGTTTGAAACTACAAGTGCAGGTGTTACTGTAATTGGCGGCTGGATTACAAGTGGTGTTTCTGTTGCTCAAGCAAACGTAGAACATACTGATAATACTAAAGCTTTATTTGGTAACGGAAACGACCTTCAAATATACCACGATGGAAGTAATAGTTATATAAAAGATACAGGAACAGGGACATTAAATTTACAAGGTAGCACACAGGTTTTAATTGCAGGCATCAATGGTCAAGTTGGTGTTCAATTTATTGAAGGTGGAAAAGTAGGTTTACGCCACGCGAATGTACAAAAACTTGCAACCACAAGCACAGGTGTTACTGTAACAGGGGGTGTAACAGCATCCTCAACTTCTAATTTCTATGGAAACGGAGCCGCATCTATAAAATTTGGGAATACAAGTGCTCTCGTTACATTATCATATAGTGGTACAACTGGTATAATGAGAGCTGAATCTGGGAGTGCATTAGAATTTCACACAAACGGTGTAAATACTGCTTTAACCTTAGATACATCACAAAACGCAACTTTTACAGGTAATGTAAGTTTAGCTGATAGTAAGAAACTAATACTCGGAGCAGGGTCTGACCTTCAAATATATCACAGCGGTACTCATAGTTACATAAAAGATGTTGGAACTGGTTCTTTATATCTACAAACAAATGGTGCAGCTATATACCTGCAAGACACGGATGGTAATGCTATGGCTCAGTTCACTGATGGTGGCGGTAGTTTTTTATTTTACAATAGTAATTTAAAATTATCAACTACAAACACAGGTGTTACTGTAACAGGCGCTGCTACCGCAACAACTTTCTTAGGTGATTTAAACGGTACAATAAATACAGCCACCACGGCGGTAACAAAAGCAAACGCTACAAACGACACCACGGTAGCCACTACAGCTTTTGTGCAAAACTTAATAGGTACAATACCTGCAGGTTTAGTATTCCAAGGGACGTGGAACGCAGCTACAAACACACCAACACTTACAAGTGGATCTGGTACTACAGGTCATTTCTACATAGTATCAGTAGATGGTACAACAAACTTGGACGGGATCACAGACTGGAAGGTAGGTGACTGGGCAGTATTTGTAGAGCAAGGTGCTAGCGATCAATGGGAAAAAGTAGACAACTCTTCTGTATTGGATGGATCTGGTACTGGGCAAAAAGTAACAATGTGGTCTGGCTCCGGTACGTCAAATACTTTAACTAACGCTCCTATAACAGTTAGTGGAAACAATTCAACTTTCGCAGGGGACTTAACAATAAGTAAATCAACGCCAAAGTTAATATTTGATAACTTAGCTGGCGGTGGTTTAGACCCATCATTAACAGCATCAGGCACTAATTTTACTTTATCAACATCTAGTATTACTCCATTATCAATAGCATTAGATACTGGTAACGCAACTTTTACAGGAGCAGGAGCTTTTTTAGGAAAACTAGGAGTAGGAGTAGCAGCCCCTCACGGAAGTTACGATTTTTATAACCAAGGAACAGCTTATTTTAACGGAGCAGTTACAGTGGATGACGCTTTTACTCAATCAGGAGGTTTAGCTTCAACTTTTTCAGGTGATGTTTTAGTAGAAGATAACTTATATTTAACAGACGCTGGAACTGTAAGAGGTAAAATACAATTAAACGCAAGTGACAGAGATGACCTAGATATTAAAGCAGTTTCATTAGGTAGTAATATGAAATTCTTTACTGTTGATACAGAAAGAATGCGTATTAATTCAAACGGTAACGTCGGCATCGGGACTACTAGTCCTGCAGCTCCGCTAGATGTGGCTTTTGCTGACAATTCATCACCTCAAAGATGGTCATATAGTCCTAGCGAATCAAATTACTTTTTAGAACTTGATACAAATATACCGACTAGTAGCGTTGTTACTTATAATTTTAATGTTAAAAATAACGGCACAACTTACAATAATAATCTTGTATTAGATAGAGGCAACGTCGGGATCGGAACTTCTGCTCCTAGTTCACAGTTACACTTATCTAAAGCAGGTGGCACACTAATTAAATTAGGAACTTCCGTTAACACTTCTGAAATTGAAGCAAGAGAAGTTGGTGGCGGTCAAAGTCTTATACTCAGTTCTGTTAATTCAGCAGACCATTTAGTAATCGATGGTGCAGGTAATGTAGGAATAGGGACTACTAGCCCTCAATCAAAACTACAAGTTGCTGGTGGTATTCAAATAGCTAATGACACAGATACAGCTTCAGCTACTAAAGTAGGTACAATGAGATATAGAACAGGTACTGAATATGTAGAGGTTGATGGAGAAGAGTTAGTTACTAATGGTGGTTTTGATACTGATTTAACTGATTGGACAAACAGCTCTTCTTATCCTTGGGCTTCAGCAACGTGGACATCGTCAGGAGTTAGCTTGCAAACAAGTGGAGTGGCGCAGTATAAATCATTCTACCAAGATATAGGACCAATAACTTCAGGTAAAAAATATAAAATAAGTTATAGTGCAGTTAAAACATCTGGAACAATGCGTGTTGGAATTGAAACATCACCCGTAGGTTCTTCAGTAGGTTATCAAAAAGCACTTACCTCTTCTGAAGTTGTTAGTGAAGTTTTTACAGCAACAACTACTGATACTACTTGCGTTATTTCTTTTTGGGCGCAAAATGACAGTTCCACAAACGAATGGGTAATAGACAATGTATCATTAATAGAAGTAACAGCAGAAGACGCAAGCTACGCAGACATGTGTATGCAAACAGGTAGTTCAACATACGAATGGGTTAACATAGTAAGAAATACATATTAAATGAGTACAGGAAAAACATATTCAACTAAATACCTATTAGACAGTAATAATAATAGAGGGAGCGAAGGCCAAGTCTTATCAACAACTTCAACAGGTATAGACTGGGTTGACGCTAACTCGGTACCTGGAACAGGTCTCTGGGTTACTAGTGGTAGCAGTATATATAATAGCAATTCAGGTAACGTTGGGATAGGGACAACTAATCCTATTCACAAATTAACTATAAACGCACCTAATAATACCACGGCGGTAGGTATAGACTTCCCCTCTGCTCATTTTGATTTTTCTGCTAATAGTACAAGCGGTTACACTACATCTTTCCACATGGACGACACTGCTACTACAATAGGTAGTAATAGTGCAGGTAGAGCTTTAATATTCCAAACAAACAACGCGGATAGATTATATATAAACGGAAACACTGGTAACGTTGGTATTGGGACAACTGATCCTGGCAGACCTTTATCAATAAATTCAGATACCGCGCATAGAGCTATAAGAATTTTAGAAAATGATTCAGCAAACGAAAGTTGGGATATTGGAGTAGATGTTGATGGTGACCTTAATTTTTTCAATAGTGCTGACACAAGTCCAACAGTATCATTTTTAGACACTGGTAACGCAACTTTTGCAGGGAATGTAACAATAGGCGACAATAGTGCTAGTGAAATATTTTTAGCATTTAATTCTTCAGCAACAGATTTTGCTTTAGGTGCTAATGGTAGTAATTTTATGATTGGCACTAGCTCTGATTTAGATAGTGGTAATTTAATAACTCTATCAGGAACTAATGGCAGATTAGGAATTGGAACGACTAGCCCTGGTACAGCTTTACAAGTTGGTGGATTAGATGATGGTAGTAATTATGATATAACGGTAGGTTGGAACGCTGTTAGTTCTCAAGCTGTAGGTACTAAAAGATCTGCTTTAACTTTCAAGACTAGTCAAACAGGGGTTAATAACGAAGATATATATAAGTGGGATATAGCTATGGTAACAGCTCCTGCTACTGCATCAAGCGAACCTTTTGGTTCTGATTTAGCTTTTTTAAGAAGTACTAGAAGCTCGACGTCTGTTAATGAAACAACTATGATACTTACGCAGTTGGGTAACGTAGGGATCGGTACGACTACGCCTAATGAAAAATTACAACTCGCTGGTAATCTTAATGCATACGCTCCTGGTGGTATTGATGCTGGTTTATTTGCAAGTACTGCTGCTGGCTCAACAACTATTGCCTTAAGGTCAAATGGAGTAACTCATTTTAATGGAGGTAACGTCGGTATCGGGACAACTGGACCTGGAGCTAAGCTTGATGTTAAAACTGCAATTGCTCCATTTACGGCTTTAAAAGTAAGTAATTACGGAACTAACGTTAATGCTTTATATGCTGGCGCTATAGATGACACGTATCTTTATTTTGGTAGCGGTTTTTACTATAACTCTTCTAAATTCAGAGCGCCAAGTACCACAGCAGCTATAACTAGCTATGACTCAGGTGTTTTTAGAGTTTTTACAAATAGCGGTTTAACTGCGAATACGGATTATACTCCTACAGAAAGAATGCGTATTACAAGCACCGGCAACGTCGGTATCGGTACAACTAGTCCTGGGGCTAAATTAGAAGTTAGAAGTGATGGTTCAGCAGCTGGAGGAGCAGAAATAAGATTACAACACGCGAACAACAATACTAATGATGTAGTTTCTACAGTAAACTTTGCAAATAACGCGGGTTCAGTTGGTATGATACAAGCTGGAACTGCAGGAGCAAATAATACAGGTTACATTGCATTATTTACTGACATAGCTGGATCAAGCTCTGAACGCATGCGTGTACACACTAACGGTAACGTCGGGATTGGAACGACTTCGCCTGATTCTAAATTACATGTAGCTGGCGGAACTAGATTAGGAGGAGGCGGTTGTTATATTAGTACAGATGCTTCTTTTAGTACAAATTTTTCATATACTTTTAGAGATGCAGTTGGTATTAATAATCCAAACTCAGTTTCTGCTCCATCTGTTGCAGGTTATGTAATGTCAGTGGGAAGATCAATTTCAGGAGGTGTTGGTGGTGGTATTTATGTTGAAGGAGAATCTAGATTTGCTAGAGGTTTAGCTGGAGCTATTAAATTTAACGCTTACGATTCCACAAACAACACAGGTACTCCAACTTACTTATTAGGAACAGATGCTTCAGGTAACGTAGTAAAAACAACTACAGTTCCAGGTTCTGGCGCAGGTCCTTATTTACCACTTTCAGCTGGATCAAGTTATCCTTTGACAGGTGATTTATATTTAGCAACTGCTTCAAATGAAGGTAATTTATTCTTTGGAACTTCTAGTGCTAGTTATAAGATTTTTGGTGGTGGAACCTATGGTTACATGGGTTACGATACTGGTGGTTATCATAGATTTTTAACAAGTGGCTCAGAAAAAATGCGTATTGACTCCAGCGGCAACGTCGGGATTGGAACGACTAATCCTACAAATAAGTTACATATTCAAGGAAGTCAAACCACGGTTTACAGTCCAACTGATTCAGGTGGTCAAGCCTCTGCGGGTACTACAATAAATAATACAAACACAGCTGGTAATACTAATAATTTTTCTCAACTACTTTTTACTGTGGGTACTAATAATAATTCTGTAAGTAGAATAGTAGCTATAAGATCAGGTAGTGATGCTAGTGATTTGGCTTTTGTTGGAAAAAGCACCGCTGGTGTTGCAGAATACATGCGTATAAAATCTGGTGGTAATGTAGGAATTGGGATTGATAACCCTTCCGCTTTACTCGAAGTTAGAAAAGGAACTATTAGTGGTCAAATTGCCAAATTTAGTGCTATTAACCCTCATGTTGTAATTGAATCAAGCACAGCTGGTAATGCGGTACTACACTTGAAACCAAATGTAACAGGTACTAAATCTGGTCAATTTAAAGTAACAGCTGGAAACGGTTATAATTTTAGATGGAGTAACGATGCGTCTGGTACTGGAGAGATTGCTTACATGGATTTAGATACAAGTACTACAGGCGGTGGAGATTTGACAGTTAAAGGAGATGTAATAGCTTATGGATCTCCTTCTGATAGAAAATACAAAGAAAATATTAAACCAATTGAAAGCGCTTTAGATAAAGCAATGCAACTTCAAGGAGTTACTTTTGACTGGAAAGATAGCGAGAGCATATTAGAGATAAAAGAAGATATAGGTTTTATAGCTCAAGACGTTCAAGAAGTGTTACCAGAACTTGTTAGAGATAATGGTAAAGGTAATTTATCTTTAAGATACCAAGGTATAACACCTATATTATTAGAAGCTATAAAAGAATTAAAAGCTGAAATAGAGGAATTAAAGTTAAATAACTGTAATTGTAATAAGTAATGGCTATACCAACCTCAGGAGCATTATCTATGGAATCTATAGCGCAAGAGGCATTATATGGCACTTGGGGATCAGGAACAATAACTGGGCCAATATCTATGTATGATATGATTAATGGTGGGGATAGTCATGGTTCTGGTAATTCTTATCCGACTGTAAATACCGCATGCACACCAAACCCTGCTGATAGAGGTACATACAATTCTTTTACTATTTACGACGGCACTGGTGGGATAATAACACTGTACACAACAGTGGCTTTGACAGCGGTAACCACAGGAACTATTATATATAGTAACGTAAGCGGATCAGTATACACTGGCGGCGGTGGGTTTATTCAAGGTCCATCAGGTACAGTTTGGTTTGGTGGTAGTTGTACCTGCCCATCAATATCAACAAATACAACAACAGGAGCAGTAACAGCAACTAATTGTAGTTGCCCATAAAATATAAATTATGCCTATAGCTTATCCATATAAATTTTCAGACTGGTACGGGTACGATAAAGACTGTGCAACGCTAACATCATTCAGCTCTGGCTCAGGGCAGAGCGATGTAAAGTTTGTATGTACACAGGTTGTAAATACAACAAAATACCACGATGGTTCCGGTTTTAATCCTCAAGTAAATGATGATGTTTTTGACAATGCTACAGGAACAACCGCAACTTCAAATGGATTTTATACGACGGGAAGTGGTAGTAATATACTAGGTTATTATAGAGTAGTAAGCGGCGTGTGCACGTCAGTTTCAATATGCTCTCCATAAAATAAATAAATAAATAAATAAATCTTTAAAAATTAAAAAATGGCAATTACTTACAAATGGGATATCCCACAAATGAACGCTCATATTCAAGCAGAAGGTGAAGACAATGTAATATATACAGTACATTACAGATACACTGGTTCTGAAGAATCTGGAGGAAAAACTTATTCATCAACTAACATTGGAACACAAGGTTATACTTACGTAGCTGGAGATTCTTTTGTACCTTACGAAGACACTGAAGCTTTTGAAGCTGTAGTTATTGGATGGTTAGAAGGTTCGTTAGATGTGCCTGCAATGCAAGCTAGTATAGCTGCAAGCATAGAATCTGAGATCACGCCAGTAAACGAAGACTTGTATTTTACATGGCAAAATCCAACTCCACCACCACCAGTAGAGGAAGAGGAAGGAGAAGAATAGGTAAATATTACTAAAAACAAGTGATAATACAAATATACCCTGCTCGGGAAGAGCATTAACCAATGTCTAACTAAAAACCAAAACCAATGACATTTTATTACCAGACTAGTTCGTGGAATAGTCAACCACAAGTTACAGATGAAACCAAGAAAGTATGGGAACATATAATTCAGAAAAAAAACTGGAGGATTGTTCAACTACCAAACGGATTTTTTCAAACTGAATACCTTGATCCTAAAGAAGAAGATTCTTGGATCGACGTGACGAGACGTGAAACAATGGAAGGTGCTGAGTCAGCAATTGACGCTTCAATTAACCATTACGAGAAAAAACTTTCTTATATTCGCGGACCACAAGTCGTTAAAACCTTTAAATAAAATCAATCCAATTAAATTAAATTAAATTATGTCTGACAAAATAGTCAAAAACCTAAGCTTTGGTGACAAGGCTAAGTTTGAAGTATTTAAAGGAATAGAACAACTCACAAGTGCTGTTGGCTCCACACTAGGGGCCAGCGGTAAATGTGTGATAATGGAGGACAGTAACGGTGATCCTATAATAACAAAGGATGGTGTTACAGTTGCTAATTCTATTATATTAAAAAATCCTATTCACAATATGGGTGCTACACTTTTAAAAGAAGCAGCACGTAAAACAGTAAAAGAAGCTGGAGATGGAACTACTACAGCAACAATACTAGCACATGCTATATTAGCCGAGGTTTATAGTTCTAAGCAAAAAGATACTAGTATAAGAGTAACTAAACAAAACATCTTAGAAGCTGTAAATGATGTTATAAGTTATATAGATGAAAACAGTATTGAAGTGTCAGGTGACATGATAGATAATGTTGCAACTATATCAACTAACAATGATAAAGAACTAGGTAAGTTAATAGCTGATGCGTTTAGAGAGGTTGGCACAACAGGTGTTGTAACAATGGAAGCTTCCGAATCAGGTAATACAGAGGTTGAAATACTAGAAGGCGTTGAATATAATAGAGGTTATTCTCACGCAAACTTTACAACTAATAAAGAAAAGAAAACTGCTGAATTAGAAAATCCAGTTGTTTTAATAATGGAATCAAAAGTAGATTCAATAAGACAAATACAATCAGTTTTAGAACATGTTATAAAAAATAACAAATCATTGTTGTTAATAGCAGAAATAGAACCACCAGTGTTATCAGCTCTTATGATGAATAAAATGAAAGGTAATATAAAGCTTAATGTTATTGAGCCTCCTTCTTATGGTTTAAATAGAAAAACAATTCTAGATGATTTAGCTTTGCTAACAAATTCTACAATTGTAAATGAAGACCTAGGAGATGACTTAAGTGTTATAGACTTAGATTACTTAGGTCAATGTGTTAAAGCTTCTTCTGACAATGAAAGAACAATTATAACAGTAGATGATTTAAGCAACGAAGTACTAGATATTATAAAAAGCATTAAAAAAGAATTAAAGCAGAAAAATAAACCACACACAATTATAAATCTAGAAAGAAGATTAGCTAGATTGTCAGCTAAAGTAGCTATAGTTAAGGTTGGTGCTAATTCTGATATTGAATTAAAAGAAAAAACAGATAGAGTCGAAGACGCTATTTGCGCTACTAAAGCCGCAATAAAAGAAGGTATAGTACCAGGTGGAGGAATAGCCTTGTTAAACGCTTCAAATAATTTAAAATCTAAATCAATAGGGCAACAGTGTTTGTACAATGCTATCAAAGCGCCTTTCAATAAAATATTAAGTAATGCAGGTTTGTCTCTAACTAAGGAACAAGATGATTACTTAATCTCTAATGAAGGTTATGGTTTAGATGTGGTTACAGGAAATATGGTAAATATGGTAAAGGAAGGTATTATAGATCCTTCCCTTGTTACTAAAAGTGCTCTTATAAATGCGGCTTCTGTAGCTACAACTATTATGTCAACCGATTGTGTAATCAATAACGTAAGGGTAGATGAAAGCGCTGGGTAGAAATTTAATAATAGAAAAAATAAAAGAAGGAACTACCTCAACAAAAGGTGGTTTACTTTTAGCGGAATCTCACAAAGATGACATTAGGTATTTAAAAGCTAATGTAATTAGTGTAGGTGATGAAGTTGAGGGATTGAATACTGGTGATGTTATATTTTATGACAGACATTCAGGTCACAAAATAGAATTAAAAGATAAGTCATACCACGTAATAAAATTACAAGACGTGGTCGTTGTTTTATGAAAAAGCTATCAGCAAGTGATTTAAAAGATATAAACTTGCTTAAACATTACCGGATAATCCGCAAATGGGCTTCCAAAAACAACGACTTAAATGAAGCTGATTTAGAGTTACTAATATACTTGGACTGTATTGATTTATTTACAATTAAAGACTTTAAAAAAGGTGTTTATTCTTATAGTTGGGACAATAGAAGATGGAGTAGATTAATAAAAGATAACTGGATAGTTGTTTGGAGAAAAAGAAATAGAACTAATCAAACTTATAATATATATAAGGTTTCTGTTAAAGGTAAACAATTAATTAGTAGGATGTATAGAATAATGCTACAAGAAGAAGAGATACCAAATTCCACTAGAAGAAATAAAATAATGAAAAGAAAAACATATATGGATAAAGTATTAACTACATCTATAAATGATATAAACAAGGAAATAAATAAAAACTAAATTATGCACGATTTAAAATATGATCCATCAATGGAAAAATTGAAGCCAGGAAAACACGTAGGTATAGTAGGTGAATCTCACATATGGGATGGACCTCTAGATCAGTCAGGTAGAGCTCATGGTATGGGTTCAAGTTCTGGTATAACTGGAATGCAAATATTAAAAGCGCCTATTTCTTACAAAGGAACAAGCCCTGTGATACTTGCACAAGAAGAATCATAAAAAATAAAAAAAATGAGTACATACAACGCATCATTAACCGTTATACCCAGTGACGATTATAATTTACCTCAACCTGGGTTATTGAAAACTGGATCAGCGGCTGCGGGTTCTAATACTACAACTTTAATTGATTCATCTGCTGAGTTTACAAATGCTAAAACAAACGCATTGGGGTATAATATAAGCAGTGGTGATATTATATATAACAAGACGCAGAGCAAATGCTATCAAGTTAAAAACGTAGTAAGTGACACAACTATAACTATAGCTACAGCAGGCATTGCGATAGCAACCAATGATGTGTATGAAATATATAAAGGCAATGTAGCTGGTAGCGAAGGCTATTCCTTGTACTTTGGAACTACAGGTGATGTTAAAATCACAGATGTTTCAGGAAATACAACAACTATAAATAACATTCCAGCTGGTAAGATACTTGATTTACAAGTGGTAAAAGTTTTTGCATCTTCACCAACACCTCCTATTGACATAGTATTATTAGATAAACTAGATTAAAAAAACAAATTATGGCATATAAACAAAACTTTGGCCCTTCAAGAAAATCTGGTAAAGCTGTATCCATGTGCGGCATTTCAAGAATAACTAATGAAGCATATGGTGCTGAAATTGGTGGAGCTGCAGAAAATGCGTATTCAAATTACCAAGGAAAAGCAACAGATGCAAGTGCTTACGTGCAATCATCTGATATACCTACAGGTGGTATGACTATTGATGGTTCTACTGGAAAATCAAGTGGTGGCACTAAAACTGATATAAAAAAAGATGGTGAAGGTGGTGTTACTAAGTTGGGTAGATTAAACAATAAAGTACAAAAAGTAAAAGATGGTGGAGGTAATAAAGCTAAGGAAGCTAGATTAAAAGGTAGAATAGATAGAACTGAAAAAAGACAGTCTGAAAGAGCTGTACGAGTAGAGAAAAGAAACGAAAGAAAAATGGATCGTACTGTAAAAAGAGAAAAAACTAAAAACAAAATTCATAATTTCTTTAGTTCAGATAAATACGATATTAAAGAAAGTAAACCAAAAAGCTCTGGTTATAAAGGTTGGGGAATGTTTTAAAAAATAAATTATGGCATACAAACAAAAAGGACATTACGGTAAATATAGCGGAAACGCTAAACACTCTAAACATCACATGGTTAATTCGTGGGAAGAAGAAGATGTGAAAAGAGGAAGACAGCAAATGAAAGAAGGTCACAGAGGCCACGCTGAAGCTTTATTTGATGATGCTCATGGTAGTTACAATTACAATGGTCACAACTCAACGGGTAGTGAATCACCCGCAAACTTTCTTGGTGGGGTTTTTGGAGCTGCTACAAAACTTGCCGGGAGAAAAGGTAGTAGAAGTAGACTAAGACAACATAGTGAAGTAATGGATGCTTTAGGTAGAATAGAAGGTGAATTAGGTGGTGAAAGTGAATCTCTTGATCCACAACAACCAGTTCAAAATGAATTACCAATCCCACCGTCTCAAAAAATAGCAGAAGGTATTGCTTCTTTAGGTACAGCTTTTTCCGACAACCCATCTATTGATCAAAGTGAGATTGATACAGATTTATAATAAACAGAGTAAACTGACAAATCAAAATAAACATTTAACATTTAACATTTAACATTTAACATTTAACAAAAAAGATTATGGCAAATTACATTAAAATTAAAGCTGCAGACGTAAATGTAGCTAACGTAACTTCTGATTTATTATTAGGAGATATTGTATCAGTAGCGCAAGGTTTAGCTAATGGTACTGGAGATGCAAACAAGTTTACAGTTTACAACAGTATTGGAAAAAGTTTCTTATTTACTGTAACTGGAAAAGCTAAAGAATGGGCAGAAGCTGTTCAAAAAGCAATTACTGCTAACCCAGGTGGTATCATGTCAATTGTACAAAACAGTACAGGCGTTAAGATAACTGCATTAGTTATAGCATAACTATGAAATCTAAGGGATTAGGCGACGATGTTGCTAAGTTTACAGAAAAAACAGGTATTAAGTCCGTTGTAGATAAAGTATCTAGCGGACTTAACCTTCCCTGTGGTTGTAAACAAAGACAAACAACGTTAAACAAAATGTTCCCTTACAAAGATTAATATGGCTTTTAAAATGAAATCACCGTTTGCTTTATCTACTACTCCAGTATATGAAAGAGAATTACCGGAGGGTATATTAGGTAAAGGTAATAAAAATGGAACTATATTAATTTCAGAAGACATTACTAAAGATACTGAACAAACTAAAAGTATAATTGATCATGAAGAAGTTCATATAGATCAAATAAAAAGAGGTGATTTAGATTATGATAGTAAAAATGTCTATTGGAAAGGAAAAAAATACTCTCGCTCTAAAATGAGGGAAGGTGATCCTAATTTACCTTGGGAAAAAGAAGCTTACAGTAAAACTGATAACTATAACAAATATTAAAAATTACAATGGGATATAAACAAAACTTTGGTCCAAGTAGAAAAGGGGCTAAGCACGGAAAAGACATGATTTCAAGAATCATGAGTAACACAGACACAGTGAGTCCATTAGATAACTCTGTTCAACATCTGAAAGGAATGAAAGGAGCTAAAGATGGTACTAAAGGTTCGGGTATGTATAGAGAATCTTATATGAAAGGAGACTCTTATGCTGTACCAGCTGATAAACTAAAAGGTATACAAAAATCAGAAGGAATGTCAAGAAAAGGTTCTAAACCAGATTATATAGATATCGATGGTGATGGAGACAAAAAAGAATCAATGAAATCTGCTTCTAAAGGAATCTCTAGAGAAGGATCAGATCCAAAACCAAAAACTGAAAAAATGGTTCGTAGTAATCCTTCAACATATTTTAATTCTTTTAAAAGTAAAGCAACACAGAGGACAGCTAAAAATCCTTACCCAAAAGAAAGTGTAAATTTTAGAGCATTTGCAACACTGCAAAAGAAGTTAGAAGATAGTTCCTTTTAGTAATTATATGAAAAAGAAGTTCTCCGAAACAAAAGTAGGTAAGTTTTTAGGTAGTGTTGCACCAGGAATATTAGGTGTAGCAAGTGACTTATTGCCAGACGCTGGCTTATTAAACGTTGTCAAAGGTTTAATAATAAAAGACGAAACTATCAAACCTGAAGACAAAGAGACTGCTTTAAAACTATTAGAACAAGATCAAGTAGAGATGCAGGAAGTATCTAAACGTTGGGCAAGTGATATGAAATCCGATTCATGGCTTTCTAAAAACACCCGTCCAATGTCATTGATATTTTTAACAGTATCTATGGTAATACTTATATTGCTTGATAGTTTTAAAATAGAGTTTCACGTAGCTGAAGGATGGGTTTCATTATTGCAAACTCTTTTAGTTACAGTGTATGTTGCGTATTTTGGTTCTCGTGGAGCGGAAAAATTCAAAAGTATAGGTAATAATAATAATAAGTAAAATTAATAACAATTAAATTTAATCAAATGAGTAAAGAAGTAAAAAAGATTACAGAAGAAGAATTAAAAAATGTAAAAGAGCTTAGTGCTAAATACAATGGAATTCTTACTGAAATGGGTTTTCACCAATTAAGACAATGCAGTTTATCTAAACTAGCTGAAGAAGAAATTGAAAAGCTAGATAAAGTTAAGAAAGATTTAGAAGAAAAATACGGACCTGTTAATATTAGTTTAGAAGACGGTACCTATTCTGAGATCGAATCACAGGAAGATAAAGGTGAGTAATATTATTAGAAAAATCAGTATTGGTTCTGACTATAAAAATGATGCAATGCATTATTCTTTAGGTCAACAAGTATATGGTGGTCATGTTATATCACATATACTAGAAAATACTAAAGACAATTCTTATAATATTCATATAAAGAAAGATGATGAAATATTGCCGTGGAAGAAATTTAATTCTAACATGGCAATATCCATCGAGTACGACCTACAGTATTAATGAACTCACTATACGACTTTATAGTTAGACCTCTTGGAAAAGAATATTCTAACGATATAAATATAGGTGGTGTTAAATTAATTTTAAACACCAAGATAGAAAGTTTTAAATTTGTAAATAACTTAGCTGTAGTTGTTTCAATTCCTTTAGCTTACAAAACACATATTAATGTTGGCGACATAATAGTTATACATCACAATGTGTTTAGAACTTTTTACGACATAAAAGGTAAAAAGAAAAAAAGTAGGTCTTGGTTTAAAGAAGATTTGTATTTCTGTTCTTTAGATCAAGTTTATTTATATAAGAATAAAAACGACGACGATTTTAAATCTATAAACAATAGATGTTTTATAAAACCATTAAAATCAAAACGTAAGTTTAGTGTAGATAAAGAGCAAAAGCTTATTGGTATATTAAAAATAGGTAATAGTTCGTTAGAAGCCGCCGGTGTGAACGAGGGAGACCTTGTTGGTTACACCCCGTATGGAGAGTATGATTTTATTATTAATGATGAAAGATTGTACTGTATGAAATCAAATGATATTGTAATTAAATATGGAGATAAAGAAAACCAAACTGAATATAATCCAAGCTGGGCAAATAGCGGTTGATGAATTAATAAAGGTAGCTAAAGAACCTATTGTAGACTCTGGTGATGATATATCAGCAGATCGTTTAAAAAACGCAGCAGCAACAAAAAAATTAGCTATATTTGATGCTTTTGAAATATTAACAAGAATTCAAGAAGAGAAAGATATATTAAACGAAAAACCTAAAGAAACAAAAGAAAAAAAGTTTAAAGGTTTTGCTGAAGGAAGGTCTAAAAATGTATAAGCAAAGTTTATATAAAATATTAGATAATTATATTAACGCTAAAATTCTTAAAAGAAATAATAAGTATAAAAAGTGGGAGTATGGTTATAACGAAAAACACGATGTTGTTATAATATCTAAAGATGGTACTATAGGTGATGTATACGAAATAGATAATTTAAAAATAGCATTACCATCTACTCCAGAAAAAGTTATTAATTTAGGTAATAAAAAATGGAGCAAGGTTGATCCACCTGTAGAATTTAAGAGTATAAAAACAATATTCGACTGGGAGGATTATCCTATAGAATTTAAAGAAAAATGGTATGATTACATCAATGATGAGTTTAATAAAAGAGAAAAAGGTTTTTGGTTCATTAATAAGGACATTCCTACTTATATTACTGGTACTCATTACATGTACTTGCAGTGGTCCAAGATTGATGTTGGGAAGCCAGACTTTAGGGAATCAAACAGATTATTCTTTATATTCTGGGAAGCTTGCAAGGCCGATACTAGATCCTATGGGATGTGCTACCTTAAGAACCGTCGATCTGGATTTTCTTTCATGTCATCAGCTGAAATTGTTAATCTTGCAACAATATCCTCGGATTCACGGTTCGGTGTATTGTCCAAATCTGGACAAGATGCTAAGAAGATGTTCACTGACAAGGTGGTACCAATCTCTGTTAATTATCCGTTCTTCTTCAAACCCATCCAGGACGGAATGGACCGTCCAAAGACCGAGCTTGCCTACAGGGTCCCGGCCTCGAAATTTACCAGGAGACGACTCGATTCCAAGGATAGATCCAAGCAAGAAGCCCTTGAAGGCTTGGACACGACCATCGACTGGAAGAACACGGGTGATAACGCCTACGATGGGGAGAAACTCAAACTCCTCGTCCACGATGAATCGGGGAAATGGGAAAGGCCGAACAACATCCTCGACAACTGGAGGGTTACGAAAACCACCCTTAGACTAGGTAGTAGAGTAATTGGTAAGTGTATGATGGGATCAACGTCAAACGCTTTAGATAAAGGAGGAGATAATTTTAAAAAATTATACTACGATTCAGATGTTACAAAAAGAAACGCCAATGGACAGACTCGCTCAGGACTATATTCTTTGTTCATTCCTATGGAATGGAATTACGAAGGATACATTGATTCTTATGGAGTACCTGTCTTCGACACACCACAGAAAACAGTTACAGATCCGCATGGCACGAAGATAAAGCAAGGTGTAATAGAGTATTGGCAGAATGAAGTTGAAGGATTAAAAGGTGATCAAGATGGTTTAAATGAATTCTATCGCCAGTTTCCAAGAACAGAGGAGCATGCTTTTAGAGATGAAGCTAAACAATCTTTATTTAATCTAACTAAAATATACGAGCAAATAGATTGGAACGGAGATTTAAGACACAGTAACTTAGTAACTCAAGGTAATTTTCAGTGGGAAAATGGAATAAGAGACACTAAAGTTATTTTTGTTCCTCATAATAAAGGTAGATTTTATGTATCTTGGATACCATCACCGCATTTGCAAAATAAAATTATAATAAAAAGAGGTTTAAAATATCCAGCAAATGAGCACATGGGTGCTTTTGGTTGTGATAGTTATGACATATCAGGAACGGTAGATGGTAGAGGATCTAATGGAGCTTTACACGGCTTAACTAAGTTTAGCATGGAAGATGCACCAGCTAACCATTTTTTTCTTGAATATGTAGCTAGACCTCAAACTGCAGAAATATTTTTTGAAGATGTATTAATGGCTTGCATATTCTATGGTATGCCTATACTTGCAGAGAATAATAAACCTAGATTATTATACCATTTTAAGAGAAGAGGATATAGAGGTTTTGCAATGAACAGACCAGATAAACTTAAATTATCAGTAACAGAAAGAGAGATAGGCGGAATACCAAACTCTAGTGAAGATATAAAACAAGCACACGCTGCTGCAATTGAATCATATATTGAAGATTTTATTGGCATAAAAAACAATGGTGAACATGGGGAAATGTATTTTCAAAGAACACTAGAGGATTGGGCCAAGTTTAATATTAATAATAGAACAACACACGATGCTTCTATAAGCTCTGGTTTAGCAATAATGGCTTGTAATAAAAACAAGTATAGACCTGTAGCACGTCTAGAGAAAAAAGTTTTTGATCTAGGAATAAAAAAATACAGTAATAACGGTCTTATGTCAAAAATAATTGAATAAATGAAAATATACACTAACTCAAATAGCGCGTTTCCAAGTCAGGTAGTACCAGACGCAGAAAAAGCTACGTTTGAATACGGTTCGCAAGTAGCTTCTGCTATTGAGACAGAATGGTTTGGTGCGGGTAGAACTAACGGTAATAGATACTTGACTAGTTTTAATAACTTTCATCATCTTCGTTTATACGCTCGTGGAGAACAGTCCGTTCAAAAATATAAAGACGAATTATCTATTAATGGAGATTTAAGTTATTTAAATCTTGACTGGAAGCCAGTACCAATACTTGCTAAGTTTGTAGATATAGTTGTAAATGGTGTTTCTAGTAAAGAGTATGATATAAAAGCTTATTCACAAGACCCCGAGTCGGTAAAACAAAGAACACAATATGCAACTAACGTTGCTAAAGATATGTTTGCCGCTGAGCAGATTCAAAAAGCTCAACAAGATTTAGGTATAAACATGTCTTCATCAAATGTTCCTAAGGATCAACTACCTGAAACAAAAGAAGATTTAGAACTACATATGCAGCTGTCTTACAAACAGTCTGTAGAAATAGCTGAAGAAGAAGCTATATCAACAACGTTAGCAAAAAATAAATGGGAGTTAACTAAAAGAAGATTAAATGAAGATTTAGTTGTGTGTGGAATAGCCGCTGCTAAAACTAATTTTAATAAAGCTAATGGAATAACATTAGACTATGTAGATCCAGCTTATTTAATATACTCTTATACAGAAGATCCAAACTTCGAAGATATATATTACGTTGGTGAAGTTAAGTCCATAACAATACCTGAACTTAAAAAGCAGTTTCCAGATATCTCAGAAGATGAATTACAAAGAATTCAAGAGATGCCCGGTAACAAACAGTATATAACTGGGTGGGGTAATTATGATAATAATACTGTTCAAGTTTTATACTTTGAATATAAGACTTATACTAATCAAGTTTTTAAACTTAAAAGAACTGACCAAGGATTAGAAAAAATAATTCAAAAAACAGACGAGTTTAATCCACCAGAAAACGATACATTTGAAAAGGTATCTAGGTCTATTGAGGTTCTTTATTCTGGTGCTAAAGTTTTAGGTACAAATACAATGTTAAAATGGGAGCTAGCTGAGAATATGACTAGACCATCAGCTGATACTACTAAAGTAGAAATGAACTACACTATATGTGCACCTAAAATGTATAAAGGTAGAATAGAATCATTAGTTGGTAGATGTACAGGTTTTGCTGACATGATACAGATTACACATTTAAAAATGCAACAAGTTTTAGCGCGTATGGTGCCAGATGGTGTATTTTTAGATATGGATGGTTTAGCTGAGGTAGACTTAGGTAATGGAACAAACTACAATCCAGCTGAAGCATTGAATATGTATTTTCAAACTGGTAGTATAGTTGGTAGATCACTTACTCAAGATGGAGATCCTAACAGAGGTAAAGTACCTATACAAGAACTGCAGACATCAGCCTCTGGAGCTAAATTACAATCTCTAATACAAACATATCAGTATTACCTACAAATGATAAGAGATGTCACGGGATTAAACGAGGCACGTGATGGTAGTATGCCTGATAAAGATGCATTAGTTGGTTTAGCTAAAATGGCAGCTAACCAATCTAACATTGCTACAAAACATATAAATAATGCTAGTTTATATATAGCATTACGTATATGTGAAAACATATCACTAAAAATTACTGATGTATTAAACTTTCCTTTAACTGCCAATAGCTTAATTGAAAGTATATCTCTTTACAATGTAGAAACATTAAGAGAAGTACAGTATCTAAATTTACATGACTTTGGTATATTTTTAGAACTAGAGCCAGACACAGAAGAAAAAGCTCAGTTAGAACAAAACATACAAATAGCTTTGCAATCTGGTGGTATTGATTTAGAAGATGCTATTGACGTTAGACAAATAAAAAATCTAAAGCTAGCTAATCAACTTTTAAAACAAAAAAGAAAAAAGAAATACAAGAGAGATCAAGCAGCGGCTCAAGCAAATATACAAATGCAAGCTCAAGCAAATGCTAAAACAAACGAACAAGCTGCGTTAGCTGAGGTTCAAAAACAACAAGCATTAACCGAGCAACAAGTAAATTTAGAAAATGCAAAATCTCAATTTGAGATACAAAGAATGCAAGTGGAGCTAGAAGGTAAAAAACATTTAATGGCTCAGCAGTTTGAGTATGATAGACAATTAGCTGAAATTGAAGTTAATTCAAAAGGATTCAAAGAAAAAGAAATAGAAGACCGCAAAGACAAAAGAACTAAAATACAAGCAACACAACAAAGTCAATTAATAAATCAAAGACAAAACGATTCTGCGCCTGTAGACTTTGAAAGCTCAGACTCTTCACAACTAGGTAGCTTTGGTTTACAAGATATAATGCCGCCTAGTTAAAAAATTAATAATTATATAATATTTTATCATGTCAGAAACAAAAACAAATGAACCTGTTAAACAGGAGGGTGAGTTTAAATTAAAAAAGAAAACACCTAAAAAACTAGGGATTACTAATAATGATCCCGTTAAAGTAGATTTAACTAAACCAGAGGCAACAGGGGAAATAGTTCCTGAAGTTGTTAAGGTTGATATACCTAAAGACGATGCCATTCAAATCGGAGAAACAGAAAAAGTGGATGTGGGCGAACAAACCGGAGATAGCACTAAAGTGGACAAGCAAGTACAAGAGCCCACTGAGGATACTGAAGGGTTTTCACCAATCCAAGAAATAACAGAAGAAGATGAAGATAAAGTAAAGGAGATTAAAAAAGAAATTATTGAAGCTAAACAAGAGCAACAAATTCTTAATAAACCTTTACCTGAAAACATCGAAAAATTAATTGACTTCATGGAGTCTACTGGTGGTACAGTAGAAGATTATGTAGCATTAAATAAAGATTACTCCTCTCTTGATAGCGCACAACTATTAAGTGAGTATTATAAAAAAACAAAACCACATTTAGATCAAGAAGAAATAAACTTTCTAATGGAAGATTCTTTTAACTTTGATGAAGATGTGGACGAAGCAAGAGAGATTCGTAAGAAGAAACTTGCATATAAAGAAGAAGTTGCAAAAGCTAAAAGCTATTTAGAAAGTTCAAAAAGTAAATATTACGAGGAAATCAAGTTGAAACCAAGTGTCACTGGAGAACAAAAAGAAGCTTTAAACTTTTACAACAACTACAAGCAACAACAAGAGCTTGCGACTAAATTACATGGTGATTTTAGAGACAACACTAAAAAATTATTTTCTTCAGACTTCAAAGGTTTTGATTTTAATGTAGGAGATAAAAAATTTAGATATGGAGTAAAAGACCCCATTAAAGTTGGTGAAACTCAATCTGATGTACAAAACTTTGTTAGTAGATTTTCTAATAATGAAGGTCAAATTGTAGATCAAAAAGGGTATCATAAAGCAATGTATGCTGCGATGAATGCTGATAAACTAGCTCATCATTTTTATGAACAAGGAAAAGCTGATGGCATTAAAAATGTTATTAGTAGCTCTAAGAATCCATCAAAAGACGGACCTAGGCAAGTTGCTGACGGAAATGTTTTCATAAACGGGTTAAAAGTAAAATCAATTAGTGGTTTAGATTCATCAAAATTAAAAATTAAAACAAAAAAATTTAACTAATTAAAATTACAAATTATGGCTTTAACTCCTCAATTTGGTTCGATAGTACCATCGCAAGCTCAACAAACTCTTGCGAGTAATTATCTACAATTTGACAATGGCACGAACGATTTCGCACAACAATACTTACCTGAGCTTTATGAGCAAGAGGTAGAAAGATATGGTAACAGAACGTTATCAGGATTTTTACGTATGGTTGGAGCAGAAATGCCGATGACATCTGATCAAGTTATTTGGTCTGAACAAAACAGACTACACATTTCATACGATAACTGTACAGTTGCTGGTGCTGCCGGTGCTGCTGCAACTATCACAATCCCTGTTACAGCTGCTAATGCTGCTGTGCCAGTACTAAACGTTATTTCTCCACTATCAACTATTGTTGTAATGGATGGCTTTGGAAACGAAGTAAAATGTTTAGTTACAGCTTCTGATACACGTGCTGCCGGTGGTGGTGGTAATCCAGGAAGATTAACAGTTGAACCTTACCAAGGTGCTAACCTTGCTGCTAGCGGTATCGTTAACGGTAATCCAGTTAAGATCTTTGTATATGGTTCTGACTTTCAAAAAGGAAGTAGTACATTAAACGCACCTCAAGGCGCTAACGTTGGAGCTTCAGCTGCTAACCCTATGGTTACTGTTGATCCTGCATTTACTACTTTTTCTAACTCTCCAATAATCTTAAGAAGCCAATACACAATCAATGGTTCTGACACAGCTCAGATCGGTTGGGTAGAAGTTTCTACTGAAGATGGTACTGGAGGTTATTTATGGTATCTAAAAGCTGAGTCTGAAACAAGACTAAGATTTGAAGATTACTTAGAAATGGCAATGGTAGAAGGTGAACTTAACGCAGGCGCTGCTGGTGTACCAGCTGCTAATCCTGGAACTGAAGGTTTATTTGCTGCTATTCAAAATGGTGGTAACGTTGAAGTAGGTTTCACTGCTGCTGCTGGTTTAGATTCATTTGATGACATTCTTAAAAACCTTGACACTCAAGGAGCTATTGAAGAAAACATGTTATTCTTAAACAGAGCTACTGCTCTTGATTTTGATGATATGTTAGCTGGTATCTCTGGAGGTTTTGCAGGTGGTGTAGCTTTCGGTTTATTCGAAAACTCTGAAGAAATGGCATTAAACTTAGGATTCTCTGGATTTAGAAGAGGTTCTTATGATTTCTATAAAACAGATTGGAAATACTTAAACGACGCTTCAACGCGTGGTGCACTTACTGGTCCTTCTTCTATCGAAGGTGTATTAGTTCCTGCAGGTACTTCAACTGTTTATGACCAAATCTTAGGTACAAACATTAGACGTCCTTTCTTACACGTAAGATATAGAGCTTCTCAAGCTGATGACAGAAGAATGAAATCATGGTTAACTGGTTCAGTTGGTGGTGCGTTCACATCTTCGTTAGATGCAATGGAAGTAAACTTCTTATCTGAAAGATGTTTAGTAACTCAAGCTAGAAACAACTTTGTATTATTCAAAGGGATCTAACTGATTAAACAAATGTAATTCTTACCCTCGTTGTACTGACGGGGGTAATTATTACCCTTATTAAAATTATTTAATTATATTATATTATGAAAAAAACTAAAGAAATCCTTAGCTCTGAAAAAGGCTGGGAAATAAAGGATAGACATTATTATTTAACGGGTAACAAAAGTCCGTTAACATTAACTATACCTAGTAAGCATACAAAAAAACACGCTTTATTATTTTACGACGAACAAAAAGGAATGCAAAGAGAGTTGCGTTATGCAACAAATCAATCCTCTGTTTTTGTAGATGAACAATTAGGTGAAGCTACAATGGGTCACATAACTTTTAAAGACGGTGTTTTAACTGTTAAAAAAAATCAACAGAACTTACAAAAAATGTTATCACTATACCACCCTTTATTAAATGGTATATATAGAGAACACGACAAAGTTGAAGTTGCAATAGATGAGTTAGCTAGTATTGAATTAGAAATAGATGCTTTAAACTCAGCTAAACAAATGGACATAGAGCATCAAGAGGCTATATTAAGAGTAGAGCTTGGTAGTCAGGTAGGTAAAATGAACTCTAAAGAAATTAAAAGAGATTTACTCTTATTTGCTAAACAAAACCCAAGTACCTTCTTAGCTTTAGCTAATGATGAAAATGTTCAACTTAGAAATTTTGCTATAAAAGCAACTGAAATAAACATAATTAAATTATCTGCAGATCAAAGAACTTTTACATGGGGTTCTAACGGTAAAAAATTAATGACTGTTCCTTTTGACGAAAATCCATATTCAGCATTTGCTGCATATTTGAAGACCGATGAAGGTGTAGAGATATATAAATCTATAGATAAAAAAATAAATTAACAAGTGATTATAATAATAGGTGATCACTTGTGTGGTCACCTAATATTAATACAATAATAACTTATGGCAATTAACGTAAATACAGTATACACGACTGTCTTGTCTATTTTAAATAAAGAACAAAGAGGATACATAACGCCTGATGAGTTTAATAAATTAGCTACACAAGTACAGTTAGAAATATTCGAAAACTATTTTGAGGACTATAATCAACTATTAAGAATACCACAAACAGATACAGAATACGTTAATAGACAAAGAAATTATAATACAGCAATATCTATATTTAAACAATTTGGCACAACAACAAGTGTTCCTGTAGGATTAGTGAGATCACTAAGTATAACTAATGCTGGATCTGGCTATTCAGGAGCTACAAATAGAGCAACCACAGATGTGGGAGCTGGTAGTGGTTTAACTGTTGATATTGAAACTGTAGTTCCAGGATTTTCAGTTATAAACGCGGGTCAAAACTATACAAATGGTGTAAATTTAGCTACAACAACAGGTAGTGGTGGAACTGGTTTAACTGTAAATATAAATAGTGTTGGTGTTAGTGGTAATATTACTGGTATAACAATAAACCAACCCGGTACAGGTTATGCTAATGGTAACGAAATATTAACTATAGTACAAACTGGGCAAACAGGTACTCAATGTACTATAAAATTAAGCTCACCTAGTATTGGTGCTATACAAAACATAACAGCAAATAATGGTGGTAGTGGTTACAGTGTGGGGGATGTTATCGGTGTTACTGGTCCAGGAACATTAGCTACAGCTACAGTGACTTCTGTTAATACATCATTATACTTTCTTCCCCCGTCAAATACACATAGGATCGGTACTGTTATATTTAAAGATAAAGAAATACAAAGAGTTGATAGAAACGAACTTCTTTATTTAAACCTATCTCCAATAACAAAACCTTCCGAAACTTTCCCTATTTATACATATGAGCAGTCCACTATAGGAACTAGTGGTAATGATACAGGTCAACAACATATATATGTTTATCCTGAATCTATAACCACAGCTAGTGATGTAACAGTAAGTTATATAAGAAAACCTAATAACATTGTGTGGGGTTTTACTACAGGAACTTTGGGTCAATACATTTATAATAAATCTTTGTCAACTCAATTTGAATTATCTAACATAGAACAAACAGAAGTTATATTAAGAATATTAGCTTATGCAGGTGTTGTTATTAGAGATCCTCAAGTAGTACAAATAGCGTCTCAAGCAATTCAAGCAGAAGAAACAAACTCTAAATCATAATAAATCATGGCAGGTAGCGTAATCAAACCTCAACCGCAAGACGGACTTATACAGGAAACTGGTCAACAATACTTTCAAGGTACTCAACCTTTTAAAGGTACTAACACTGCTGGTCAAGTATTAAAAACTACATTTAATACTGATTTAATTTTTTATGATTCTACGCCTGGTACAGAAAACTATGCGTTAAATAATTTTAAGATATACACTAGTGCAAGTGCAATACCAGGTAGTTGGACAGAAAAAACAACTAACTATACTGTTAGTGGTAATGACATAACATTTACTACGGCAAGTTCTGACTATATAGTAGTACAATTAAAAATACTAGATGGTGGTAAATATGGCAATACAGTTGATCAAAAAGCTTTTGGTCAAACAGTTGAAGATAACTATGGGGGTTACCAATATGTAAAGTTACAGGATATTGTAAATAATTTTATGGTAGCTTTTGTTGGTGAAGGAAAACTTATATTAGACGTAAAAAGAACTGATATTATTTTCCACGCAAAAAGAGCTATACAAGAATTTAGCTATGATACTTTAAAAAGTATTAAATCTTCTGAATTATCAATACCAAATAGTTTAACTTTAGTTTTACCACAGGATTACGTTAATTACGTTAAGCTTTCATGGGTTGATCAACTAGGTGTTTTAAGACCTATATATCCAACAAATAACTTAACGACAAGTCCTTACAATACTCAAATACAAGACTCATCGGGTATACCTACACAAGATAATTATGGTAATGATGTTGAAGGAACTTCTCAAACACAAGAAAGGTGGCATAATAGTAATATTGGTTTAATCAATGGTGATTTAAATTCAAACAATTTTACTAATGAAATGTGGGCTTATAATTGGGATTATGGTGGTGATTTCTTTGGCGGTAGCTGGGGACAAATGTTTGGTTTAGAACCACAAACTAGTCAAGTAAATGGTTGGTTTAACATGAACGAAAGAGAAGGTAAGGTTTCTTTTTCAAGTAACTTAAAAGATAAGTTAATTATATTTGAATATATATCAGATGGTTTAGCTACTGATATGGACACTAGAGTACCTAAGCTAGCTGAAGATGCTATGTATTCATATATAACACATGCTGTGATAGCTAGCAGAATTGGTCAACCAGAATATATAGTACAAAGATTAAAAAGAGAAAAAAGCGCAAAGCTTAGAAATGCAAAAATAAGATTATCTAATATTAAACTTGACGAGATAGTTCAAGTTATGAGAGGTAAGTCTAAATGGTTAAAACACTAAATTAAATGGCTGAAGTTAAAAATGCTTTTATAGCTTCTAAAATGAACAAAGATCTTGACGCAAGACTTGTTCCGTCAGGAGAATACAGAAACGCAATAAACGCTCAGATTAGTAGATCTGAAGGAGCAGATGTAGGTGCTTTAGAAAACGTTTTAGGTAATCAGCTTAAAGTAGATTTTTCTTTATTAGCTTCTCTACCATCAGGTACTTTAAAAACAATAGGTACTTATGTAGATGAGATTAATAATTTTATATATGTTTTTTTAACTAACCACACGGGTAGTACTTATAGTACTACAGCTAAAAATTATATATTTAGATATGATGTTTTAAGCGGTGCGTCTGTTAAACTTGTAGAAGGCGCTTTTTTAAATTTCTCTACACAAAATAAAATATACGGTATAAATGTCTTAGAAGATTTTTTATTTTTTACTGATAATAGAAATCAACCTAGAAAAATTAATACAGTAATAGCAGCGGCATACGGCAATTCTTACAATAGTGAAGATACAATAAGTGTAGCTAAAATTAACCCATATCAACCAATACAACTTTATCAAAAGATAACATCTACTATAGCAAGTAGTTTTACTTCACCATCAACAAACCAAGCTGTAAATAGTTATCAAACTACCATGCAAAATGTTAGTGATGAAAAACTACCCGATGGCACTAGTAACAATCCTTATTATGATCCTAATTTTGTTGGTGATACAGAGTTGTTAGATGATAAGTTTATTAGATTTTCTTATAGGTTTAAATTTAAAGACGGGGAATACTCTTTATTAGCTCCTTTTACTCAAGTAGCTTTTATACCTAAACAAGATGGTTATTTTTTATATGATGCTTCGGATAACGTAAACGATATGAACGATGCTTTGCAGAGTACAGTTGTGCAGTTTATGGAAAATAAAGTAGATAAGATACAATTAATAATTCCTATGCCATTAAATGAAGTCGGAGCTTCTTTAACTGCTGGTACTATTGGTAGTTCTTTAGATATTGATGAAATAGATATTATATATAAAGAATCTGGAAACTTGTCTATACAACTAGTAGATACTATAACATCAGATCAACTAACAGGAAATGCTACTTTTTATAATTATTCTTACAATTCTACTAAACCATGGAAAACTCTTCCGCCATCAGAATTAACTAGAGTTTACGATAAGGTTCCTGTAAAGGCTTTAGCTCAAGAAGTTACAAGCAATAGAATTGTTTATGGTAATTATCAAAACAAACACACTTCTCCAGAGTCATTAGATTATAATTTAGCAGCAACGTTTAAAAGTGCTTTTGCTGTAAACACAGGTACCAACGAAGTAACTAATACCACTAGCATTGTAGAATACCCTAACAGTACTTTAAAGCAAAATAGAAATTATCAAGTTGGTTTTGTTTTATCAGATAGATATGGAAGATCTTCTTCTGTTATATTATCTAATGCTGATGATAATGTACAATCAGGTGGAACTAATTATGGTGGATCGACTTTATATTTACCGTATAGAGATGCTTCACTTCAAACCGAAACTTTTCCAGGCGATTCTTTAAAGGTAATATTAAATTCTTCTATAGGACCAGCGGATCCTAATCCATCAACTAATTGGCCAGGTATATACAACGGAGACAAAACAAGTTCTGAGTATAATCCTTTAGGTTGGTATTCTTACAAGATAGTTGTAAAACAAACAGAACAAGATTACTATAATGTATATCTTCCTGGTGTTATAGCTGGACAACCTAAAACATCTGAAGATAGCACTAATGAAAATCAAAATACTTTATCTCACGCTGTTTTATTAAATGATAATATAAACAAAGTACCTAGAGATTTAACAGAAGTTGGGCCACAACAAAAACAATTTAGAAGTTCAGTTCGTTTATTTCCAAGAGTGATAAATACAAACAAAGTACCGACTAATAACGCTGCTAATGCTCAATACACTATAGGTGAGGGTAACAAACAATTTCAAGCAACACAAAAAGGTTTAACAGTTTCCACAATATCAACTCTTAGAGACTTGTTTGATTATGATCCTAGTGATCCACCTGTTCCAGATCAATTTCCTCAGTTTTATTTATATGATTCTAATCCATTAATTGCTAGATTAAGTACAGAAAGTAAATTAGGTGAAGCACCAGACTTTGTAACCCCCTCTGGTAATAAGTCTTACGAAAGTGGCAGTGCTATATTTGGTACACCATTTTTTCCTTTAAGCACTAACTGCAATGATGGTGTTGTTAATGATACAACCTCTTATTTCGTATCATCAAACCAGCCAGCATTTGTAACAGGTGTATTAGGTCTACAAATAGCATATCCTGGTAGCGCTAATCCTTTTGAAGCAAATTGGGTTGGAGGTCAAACAGGAATAGATATTTCTGGATGGAAATTAAATTGTACAGATTCTGGAGCTTCCTCTAACGCTGCTGGTACTAATAAAAAGAATTGGTTATTGTTTGATGATGATGCTCAAATACCTGTTGGAAAACAAGTTAAAATAACTGGTAGACGTGGTGGTATAAACCCTGGAATACAACAGTTATCTGTAATGGAAACGGATCCTGTAGATTCTTTAATTGATATATATTACGAAACAACGTCAGCTGGATTAATAACAGATATAAACAACGTGACAGCTACAGACACTGGCGCGGCAACTGCTTTGTCTGGATTTACACCCGTAGGTTTTAATGAAGGAATCGCTCTTAATGCTAGTGTTTTTAATGCTAGTAATGGTGTTAAAGCTTTAAACGCGGCAAATCAAGTTATACCTACTGCGGATACTACCCCATCTGGATCTAACACTGTTGTGTTTGCTATGACGAGCGTTATGAATAACGAATCAACACCAGCTAATGTAACAAGTTATTTTTCAAACTGGACTGGTAATCAAGCAACTGGTTTTACTGTAACTATAAATCAAGATTTCTTAAACAATGTTTGGTATGGTAGCAATGTAGGTCAAAGAACTTTTATATTTAACTTTACTGTTTCTGTAAACGGCTTTAATAATTCTACAGCATTTTCAAGAACCATAGACTTAGAAAATATAAATCCTATATTATGTCCTAATGGAAATGCTATAGACGTAAATTTAAGCGTATCAGCTAGTCAGATAACAAACATTGTAGCTAAAAACGGAGCAAGTCCTTGTGTGGCTAACGGTAATTTAAACTCAGGTAGAGATATCACATGGAGCATTATTTCAGCTGTAGGTGCCAACGGTAATAGTTATGTGAATAGATTTTCAATAGCTAGCACAGCTACAAATCTACAATCTACCGCTACGCTTAGTAGAAATATGGGTGGTGGGTTTATAACTCAAAATTACACTATAACAGCTAGAGCTAGTGATCCAGGTGGTTCAACAGATCAAGTGGTTAATATAACTATGGGTAACACGCCTCAATACGTTAAGGATCATGTTTTAACATTAGTATTACCAGGTGAAAGTCAAGGTGATGATTTTGAATGCACAATAATAAGTATAAATGATAGCACTACAGCAAACAACGGATGGTATATTTTTGATTATGATTGGGACTCTTTAAATAACTCTAACCCAATATTACTAGATAGAACTAACGCTTGCACTGGAAGTTGCTCTGGGTTTAGCGGTGAGTGGTTTTTTAGTTCAACAAGTCAATCTGCCGCTTTAGACTTATGGGAATCATCTAAACCAAACGGATCTTATGCTGGCTCAACTACTACCACCGTAAACATAGGATCAAACTATCAGTTTGCTATTGTGTAATGAAACTGTATAGTAAAAAAGAAATAGATATCTATATAAAAAAATTGTTAGAATTAAAATGGGCTAATTATGATGTATATTTAGTAGGTGGCGCAATTTATAAACAAGAAACAAAAGATATAGACATATGTATTGTTGGGTCTAGTGATTCAAACCAAGTTTCTAAATTAATAGAACAAAGTAGAAGGTTAGGTCCATTTGATGTTTACTATTGTAATGAAGATCAAATAGGTAATCAAAAACCACGTGCTGCTAAATCTTATGATAGAGGTCATAGCAAAGCAAAACAAAGAAAAGGTGAATGGATTGATGGATTATTCTGGCAACATTTAGACTTTTCATATAAAAAATTTAATCCAAAACCTCTATTAATATATAAAGGTAGCGGAAGTTAATAAAAAAATAAGTAACTATATTAATATGGCGGCTATAATAGAAGTAAAATATTTCAACTCTTTTCTATTGAAAAAGACTATTGGTAGTTCAAGTAAGCTACCTTTATGGAATGGCTCTAGAGGTATTCCTAAAGTTGGTAATATGCAAGGTGGTTATAGCCAAGTTGGAACAGCTTATAGTCCCACAGATAACTGGCTTGTAGAAGAATCTAGAATAAGAGGTGGTTATAATAATACTATTGTTGATTTAGGGCCTAGAGCTTTTTTAGTAGAAGAAGAACTAAATGGTATACAGAGAATTAACTCATTGATATATTCTGGAATATTTAATTCTAGAACAGGTATAAACCAGACAAATGTTTTTCCAGTAGGTGAAGATATTAGTAAAAGTTTAGATCCTTCACAAGGTAGTATACAAAGGTTATTTGCTGAAAACACGAACTTAACTATATTTCAAGAAAATAAAGTTAGCTATTCTTTAATAGATAAAGATGCTATATATACAGCTGAAGGTGGTGGTGTTCAAGTAAGTCAATTAAATTTAGTGTTAGGTCAGATAGTACCTTACTTAGGTAATTTTGGTATAGGTAAAAATCCAGAGTCATTTGCAACTTATGGATTTAGAAAATATTTTGTTGATCCAGATAGAGGCGCAGTATTAAGACTGTCTAGAGATGGTATAACTGAAATATCTAATTATGGTATGTATGACTTCTTTAGAGATGAATTATCTAATGTAAACACTAATACTAGTTCTGGAAATATGCCAGGTGGTTGGGACATACACAACAAACAATATGTGGTGTCTTTACAAAATACAGCTGACGACAAGTTCAGCACATTGTCTTTTGATGAGTCAGTAAGAGGTTGGACTAGTTTCTTTACTTACAAACCAGAGTTTATGGTTAGTTTAAGAAATGATTTTTACAGTTTTAATAACGGTATACTATATCAGCACTATAGTGATTCTGTAAACAGAGGGAATTTTTATGGAGTAAATAACAATACATCTATAACATTTATATTTAACCCTAATGTCAGCATGTCTAAAAACTTTAAAACCATAAACTATGAAGGTAGTAATGGTTGGAGAATAGACTCTATAGAATCTGATCAAACTGGACCTGATAGTTATAACGGAACATATAACAACGTTACAGATCTTACAGCTTCTATACCTAGTTATTTAGGTGGAGAATATATATTGAACCCTGCCACTAACGAGGTTATTTATCCAGCACAGTATGGTACTGTATTTGGAAATGATAATCCTCCATATAATAGAAACTATGCTGGTTTCGTTAGAAAAGAAAACAAGTATGTTGCAAACCTAATTAATGCAACACCATCTACTCAAGGTGAAGTTATATTTGGTAACCAAATGAGTGGTATAAAAGGATACTTTACAACAGTAACAATATCAACAGACGATGCAACAGCAGTGGGAGGAATCAAAGAGTTATTTGCTGTCTCTTCTGAATATGTGCAGTCGGCTTATTAAATTAAATTAAATGGATTTTAAAACAAGAACATTACTAGAGGAAGACTATAGTATGTTAGAAAACTGGTGGAAAGCTTGGGGCTGGCCAGCAGTAAGTAAAGATATACTACCAGACAATGGAACTGGTGGGGTGATGGTTGAGTACAAAGATAAACCTATTGTGGCTGGATTTATATACTGGAGCAATTCTGGTTTATGCTGGTTTGATTGGGTCGTATCAGACCCTGAAGGCAACAAAAGAGCTAGACCTTTAGCTGTAAAACTTTTGATTGAAACAGTAGAAAAAATGGTAAAAGATGCAGGTAAGAAATGCATTATGTCAATAAGCAGAAGTAACAGTCTGTTAAAGATACATAAAAAATTAGATTGGGTTGTTGATGAAACACCTTCTCATGAAATGATAAAAAGAATAATTTAAAAATTAAATTTATGGCAGTAGTAACAGCGATAGCAGTAGGAGTAACAGCGACAGCAATAGGTGGAGCCGTATCTGCTAATCAAGCTAAGCAAGCGGCAAAAGGCTATAAGAATGAAAAAGAAAGAGCTAGGGCAGAGATTGAGCAAATAAAATCAGAGAGAACTCCTATAGTAAACCCATACGCTGGGGTTACTGATCTTAGTGGTATGGTAAGTAATCCATTTGCTAATTTAGGTGTTGCAACTCAAGCTGCTGAATTCCAAGCAGAACAAGCTGACATGTCTTTAGCTAGTAGTTTAGATTTATTAGCAGCAACAGGTGCTGGTGCAGGTGGTGCAACCGCTTTAGCTCAAGCTGCATTACAAAGTAAAAAAGGTATATCTGCTAGTATAGAACAACAGGAAGCTGCTAACGAGAAACTTAGAGCACAAGGTCAAAGCGAGGCTGATAAGCTTAAGATGAGTGAACAAATGAGATTACAACAAGCAGATGCCGCTGGAATACAGTATGAGTTTCAAGCCAGAGAAGCTAGAACTAACGCTGACTTAGGATTTGCTGCTGGTAATATGCAGCAAGCTTCACAAAATCAAGCAAACGCTAAAGCTGCTCAAGGTCAAGCTTGGGGTAATGCTATAAGTGGAATAGGTGGAGGATTAATGGCTGCTGCTCCTGGACTTTAAATAAAACAAAAATATGAGTGCATACGACAACCCAAGAATAATAAACGATCAATCCGCTATGGCTTGGGCTAACGCCTCCGCTAAGGTTACACAAACTATGCTTCAAGGCATACAAAATGTAGTGAAGTTTAGAAACCAGCAAAAAGCTATTGCTGCTGCGAAGCAAGAAAAGTTTAATTCAGTATGGACAGCTGCTTCACTTACTCAAAACAAAAACCTAACTGATGCTGTAACTACAGCTAAAGCGGATCCTAACGCTGACAAAACATTAATAGAACAATTTCAAAGAATACAAGAAACATTAATGCAAGGTGGTGAAGGTGTTATGGGTTCTATAGAAGCTCAAACTTTATTAATGACTAAATCTAATTTAAGTAGAGAAGAAAGAAACGAGCTACAAAATATAGTTAACAGATCAAACACAAACATGGCTTCAATAGTTAACGACGGCGGTAAGATAATGACTGACGTAGAGTTAATAAAGTCTTATAATGGAAGTAGTGGTCCACAAAAAACCATGTTTTGGGAAGGTGGTAGCAATGGTGTTACAGGTCAAATAGCGTCTCAACTAGCTGGTATGAGTTTAAGTAATATAGCTATAGATGGTGTTACGTCAACTAAAAAAGCAACACATACTTCTGATGGTAATTTTGTAACAATAGAGAGTACATTAAAGAAAAGTAATGAATTAGTAAAGAACTTAGATCTCAATAAAGACTTTATAAAAGATAACGGAGACGGTACAGTAACATTTAAGTGGCAAAAGAATATGTCACAGTGGGATGGTAATCTTCTTAATAAAACAGAAGATTTAACTAATTACGCTGAGATAGCTAAAGAGCAAGGTATAGATGAAAACGGAGAGTTAGCTAAATCTTTTAGAACCGCATTAAACCCTATAACCTCTGTTGGTAAAGATGGTTATCAAAACGTTATAAGTAGAGAGTTTGTAGATATACAAGCACTGGATAGCAAGTTTGAATCTACATTGAGAGGTAGAGCTGCAAACGTTTTAGGCATGGATAACCCCGAAGCAATACAAGCATACTTAGAACAAAGACTAGGTATGGGTGAGGTTAACATACAAAAATTCTTAAAGCAAACTCAAGATCAAAAAGTTAAAACGATTACTGAATTAGAGATGATTGCTATGCGGGAGCATTATGACTTAGTACCTGAAGTAGAGGGTGTTGATGCTTTTGATAAAGAAGCATTAAAAGATAAAGTAAACCCTAGAACAGGTGCTAAATATACAGAGCAAGAATTAACTAATATGGCAACTATGGGTGATCAACCTGGATTTAAATTAGTTGTCAGAAAATTAAGTCAAGAAGATGTTGATCAGCTTAATGAAGCTGGTATAAACGGTTACTCAGAAGGTATGGAAGGTTATTTTTACGAAACACTTTCTACAAAATCTACACCAGGTGGTAATTTTACCCCAAAACAATTCGATAAGATTTTTAATCCAATATTTAAAGCTGTTAAACAAGATAATGCGAACATGAAAGAAATTTTTGCCTCAGTTGTTCCTACACCCTCTACATACGGTCAGAGTGGTTTAAAAGTTTACTATGGTTATGATGAAGGAAAAGGGGTTCGTAAGTATTCGGCTAACGCAGCTGGTGTTTATGAATTTAGTGGCAAGACAATTCCCGATGCAGTGCTAAAAACAATATACAGATAATATGGCAGATAAAAAAACAGTTTATATTATAGACGGTCAAGAGTACACTATAGACGAGGTAAAAGACTTTGCTTCAGCTGCGGGTTTAAATTTAAATGATTATTTATCTAAAAATAATATAACCACAAAAGAAATTGAAGATGTTGGAAAAGATTTTCAAAAGGGTGTTGTAGACCAGAAGGATGCGACTGTAACGCCCAAAACTCCCGAAGCATCCGAGAGATTCGCTTTGGAATCACAGCTGGAAGATATTTTATCGGAATACAAAAAAGTTGAACCAGGAGGTATATTTGGAGATAAGTATAATGGCACTAGAGCTGGCAAAATGCTACTTGATGAAAAATATTCTAATGTAAGGAAAAAACTAAAAGATGCTTATAGAGATTCAGAAATGGATATCGATAAGCCAATGTCTATTATAGATAAGACAGAGGAAGAAGTTCAAGAATTTTTAATGAGTGAATATCCGGGTGTTTTTATAGAACAAACGGGTGTTAGAAATGCGTTAAACATAGTTTTACCTGGAACAGATAAATCCATAGAACTAGACTTACAACCATTTACTTTAGACGGTAGAGATGAAGCTGTAGACATTTTAAAAAAGCTAGACAAAGCATATAAAAGCCAAACAGATGAAGAGCTAGTGGTTAATACTGTTGGCCAGTTAGCTGATATACTTGGCGAAACTCAAGATGATACAGTTGTAAACAAAGCTTTAGAAGGCACTGGTTATAGTGTTTCTGTAAATCAATCTAGTGGATCGAGAAAAGATGGAACATATCAACCCTATTCTTACAATATCTTAAAAGATGGTATTGTAGTTGAAGAAAAGTTAAATGTAGATAAGCTAAGATCTTTCATGAAAGAAGATTTAGGCGAAGAAGGTTATGAGATAATAAAAAACAACAGCTACGAAGCAACTAGTAATTACTTAGAAGAAAAAGCCAGAAAAGTTAAGCAAGAAGAAAAAGTTATTACATCTAATAAATCTTTAGATTTAGAATACTTTAGAAAAACTTTTGGTGAAGATTTAATAAGCACGTTGCAAAATGAACTTTCAGAAAGTAATAAACTTACTGAAGAAGAAATAAATGAAATAAGACAGTATAAAGGTGTAGATGATGGCGCTCAAATGGTTTATAATGCCAAGTTAGATAAAATGATAAAAATACCTGTGTCTATGGATAAAGCAGTAACAGCTGCTAAAAACCTTGGAGGTTTATCAGAAGGCATAAGAGAAAAAATAAACTCTATAGGGGGTGAAGAATTTGCCTTGAGTATTTATAAAAGAGGTATTGAAGAATTAAAAAAAGAAGAACTACTTAACAAATCTAGAACTATAGGGGAAAGGATCATGCATAAGTCTGGTAATCAAAACTTAATTAGACTAGGTCAAGGAATTGGTAAAATTGAAAAAGAAAAATTTGATCAAAGAATAAAAGAACAAGTCGAAGAATTACCTAAAATATATGAAAAAAATATAGGTGATGTTTTAAACACTAGAGCTAAACAACTTTTAAATAATGCACCAGCAGACACCAAACTTTCTGTAGACTATACACCTAGCGGTGATCCAGTTTTTTCACTAACAAATAGTAGAAAACTCAATACGGAAGAGGGTAAGTTATTTAATCAAGTAAAATCTGAAATGTTTAAGTTACAAAATGATTTTGCTAATCTTCAATCAGACTACTCTGCTACTTTAGAAAATATGCAGAAAGAGGTTTCTGAATTTTATGCAGCTAATCCAGTAGACTCTGAGGTTTTTAAAGATTCTATGAAAGAGTATGGATTAGGTAAGTTATTTGCTAAAGACGTTAATGATGCTTTTGCAGGAATACTTCTATCCGTGCCAACGCTTGTGGATTCTGAGTGGGCTTTAGAGGCTCAAAAAAGATTAAATGCTAAAGACGAGTACTTTGAAACAATGGGAAGCTATGATGATGGGGATTTCGGTACTTATTTTTTTAGAACATTAGGTCAACAGTCTGGTAACATCACACTAGCTATAGCTACTGGTGGTGTAGGATCAGCGGCTGGTTTATCTTCTGCTATGACAGCTAACGCTATTGGTGGTTTATTTGGTATATCATCAGGTACACAAACATATCGTGACTTAAAAACGCAGCAACAAATAGTTGGTACAGCTGATAAGCAAGCTAAAATTGCTTTAGAGGCTTACGAAAACGGTGTTATAGATTTTTATACTTATACTAATACTATGAGGGATATAAATCAAGCAAAAGCCATGTACGAAATAAGCGATTCCCAAATAGTAAACGCTTCATTAGCTAATGGTATAATTGAAGGTACTGTAACTAGGTTTTTAGGTACAGCTCCTAACACTATAAAACTTTTAAAGGATTTTAAATCTCCTACGTCTTTAACAAGTATAGCTAAAAATTTAGGCGCAAATAAGTATCAGAAAGTAGCTGACTTAATAGGCAAGCCTTTATTAACGAGAGGAGCTGGAGAACTTGCTGAAGAAGAATTAATATATGGTGGTCAACAATTTATAACAGAGTATGGTATACTTGATAGAGAACTAGATCTTAGCGCTTGGGATGACACTGCTATGTCTACTATAATAACATTAGGTGTTTCACAAAGCCCAGGTGTTGCTTATTCTGGTATAGTAAACTATAATGCAACTAAAAAGTTTGAAGAAAAAATAAACAAGCTTAGGCTAAATAATAACGAACTTAGTACATTAATACAGGATTCTAAATTAGATAACAAACAAAAAGAGTTGTTGCTATCTGACATGGCTTCAAACCTACAAGAGCAAGGACTAGAAGTTGATAGATTAGGTGTAGATATTCTTGGTCGCGATGTTGACGATGTAAAGAGATTAATAGGTACTGAGTTGATAAAGTCACAACTTTTATCACAAGCAGGTGTTATGCCTGGTATGTCTGATGTTGATAAAGCTGAAGTTATAAATTCATACAAAGAATCTTTAACAAAAGAAGAGGCTAAAGTATTCGAAACTCAACTAAACGTATTAGATAAACAGGCTAACAATATAAAAGAAAAATCTACTAGCACTAAGAAAGCTAAAGAAAGTTTAGGTGATTTATGGACAAACAATGATAAGTATTTAAGAAAGGTAAACAAAGATAATTATAAGTCTAAATCTACCGAAGATCAAATAGTAGCTGTTATAAATCATGTAAGAGAAAGTGTTAGCAGAAAAAGTAAAAGAGCAGCAAAAGCAAACCCTGAAATTATAGAAATCGTTGAAAATGAAACTATAAACGACAAACCTCTAAATAAAAAACAAAAAGAAGCTAGATATAAAGAACTTGGTGATCAAATGGCTTTAGATAGATCAAGAGCTATTTCTGTGGCTGAAGGTGTAAATACTAGGGCTAGCGATATATTTGCAGATATAAAAAATGTAAACATTGTAGAGTACACAACTGAAGAAGAGTTAAAAAAAGCTCTTGAAGATGAAGGAGTAGACGTTAATTCTAATGAATATAAAGAAGCTGTTTCTAAATTTAATAACGGCGAAACTTACGGAGCTGTTATGGGTAACACTATAATAACTCAAGACAAAGAAAGTGCTAAAGCTGATTTAGAAAAAGGACAGATCAGAGCTGGTACAGTTATACTTCACGAGTTTTCTCACATTGTAGATGACGCAAGAATAAGTAAAGATAATAGAAAGATATATGCTGAAAACTTAGCGGTTGCAGCAAGTCAAACTACTAATCAAGCTATAAAAGCTGTAGACCAAGGTGTAAGAAAAATGCTTGACAACTTATATGCTGAAGAAAATTTAACCTTTGAAAACAGCGAAAAGTATAGAGATGAGTATACTAAATACATGCAAGAACATTTATATGCTTACGAAGATGAGGTTCAGATAGAAAAAGAAGACAGCTTAATGACCAGGATTTTTAATGGCGTAAACCCTAATAAACTTAATACACCTGAAAAAGCCTTAAAATACTTAGCGGCAAACAACGCAGCATTTAGATCCGGTAAAATAAGTAAAACAACAAAAAAAGCGTTAAAAAACTTTAAAGGAAAAGATACTAAACTTTCTGAAAAGTCAACAGTAAACAAACTAGCTATTGAGTATAAAGAAGATACTAGTGAATTTATGAAAGACCCTGAAAAGTACGGCGATTTATTTATGCAATTTCAATCTGTAGCGTTAAATGCTATGGGTTACAATGTTGGTAAAGGAGATATAGCAGCTGCTGATGCTATGGGATTTGTAGGCACAGAGTTTGACAGTATTATAAAAAACTACAAACCTATAGATAAAAACGGTAAGAAGCAAGCTTTTACAACTTATGTTACCAATGTCTTTAAAATGGGTAGAGGTAATAAATTTTATAAACAAGAATTAGCCCCTAAAGATTTTAAGCAAACAAGAATAGGTACAGGGTTTGATATCGTAGCACAAGATTCAAGTGAAACACTAGAGGAAAGAAAAGCTAGGGAGGATAAAGAAACGGTATCTAAAATTGATCCTAGAAAGTTTAAAGCTGTTTCTTCTGATATAAAAGATATAGAAAAACTAGTTGACGTAAAACCTAGTGATGTTGCTCCGTTTAAGTTAGATTTTAAAGAGATAAGTAGTAGATATGGTAGTAAAATAGCTGCCTCTATATATAATATATCTAATGACAAAATATCTAAAAACGCTAATTTAACTTACGCTAAAAAAATAGTAAATGGTATACCTGAAAATTCAGAAGCTGGTAGAATACAGGATGATTTTAGAGATGCTCAAGAGGTAAGAAAGTTTTTAAAGTTATTACCACCAACAAATGTTGCGTCTAAAGAATCTGAAGTTGGACCACAGGGAGAAAAAGTTATAGTATCAAAAGACACACAAGGTAGATCTATAGGTTTAAAAGGTAGAGTATTAGATTATTTTTATGCAGATAAAACGGGGGAAAGATCATCAGGTTTGAGCAGTCAACCTTTTATAAGAAGATTAAAACAAGAGTTTACTGGAGCTATATCTAACGAAACCGTAAAGAAGTTGCAAGAAGATATGGGTATAACACCTATGGGTCAACTAAATAATTACGATAGAAATATAGGTACTTTTTTAAATGGTATAGCTAAGTTGAAAGGTTCTATGATAGCTAATACTATAGCTAGAGATAAGGTTTCTAAATTTACTAAAAAATCATCTAGATCGCCTAAGCAAATACAAGCTGATATGGGAGCTGGTAGATCTGATATTCAGTTTAGTGAAAAAGTAAAAGGCATATTAGCTAACCCAGTATTTAAGTTAGAAACAAGAGGTGTTGACGGTTTACTTAAAGCATACGGTATAGATGGAACTTTTAAATTTAAAACAAGGGAAGATGTAGATAAATATGTAGCTGAGGTTAAAAAGAATTTACTACCCTTGATGCCTAAAGATTTTTGGTTTGGTAAGCCAAATAAAAAAGGTAATTACGGAACTGTGTTTACACCGACTTCAAAAGTATTAGGTACGACTGACGTAGCTAAGTCTCTTTATAAAGAGTATTATGTAGATCAAATGAAAAAACTTGCTACAGATCCTAATCAAAAATACGGTGCGCCTGTAGAAGGTGTTAGTGACTTCTCTATATCTGGTTATGATACGCTTTTCAAAACAAAAGAAATTATAAAAGCAAAAGTTAAATCAGGTGATATAGCTGCTTTTAATAGAAAGGTAGGTAAGATTCATCAAGCTATGTGGTATAGGTTTAATAAAGCTATACAATCAAATAAGGAAAATGCTAAAGTAATAGGTAATTATCTAAAGATAACAGGTAGTGATACTGGACACTGGCATAAGCTTGGGGCTCAATTTGTAGGTTACTCTAACAATATAACAGGTAGTAGGTTTGAATACGAGCATGCCATGCCTGCTACATCTGCTTACTTATATTTGCTAGATGTTTCATTATCTAAAAGTGCTTTTGAAAGTGCTTATGATTTTGTTATAGATAACTATAAGTTAATATCATTAGATAAAGCTATGGATAAAAAGCTTATAGCTGTAGGTCTTCGTAGTGAAATGCCAATGGGTTGGAATTTGCTAAGCAACAAATGGTATGATAGATATTTTAGCGAACTAGTAGCTACCGTAGATGGAGGTATAGATCCAAAAGGATTAATAAGTATTGATGGAACTAATTTTCAAGATAAATATAGTATAAACGCAGATGGTAGCCCTTACATTAGAGGTACGTTTAAACCAGAAGCTAAATCACAAGTTAAAAAAGATAACATAGCTGACAAAGCTATGAAGAACGCTAGAAGCCCTAAGTACTCTGAGAAAATTAAAAAAGCTAGAGTATTTGATTTTGATGATACACTGGCTCAAACTAAGAGTAACGTTTTATACACTATGCCTGATGGAACTACTGGTAAAATAGACGCTGGTACGTTTGCTAAAGATGCTGGTAGAATGGAAGCGGAAGGAGCTGTATGGGATTTTTCTGAGTTTAGCAAAGTAATGAATGGCAAGAAAGGACCACTATTTGATGTTGCGAAAAAAATACAAGATGTTAGAGGTTCTGAAGATATATTTGTACTAACAGCTAGACCGCAGGACGCAGCTGGTCCTATTAAAGAATTTTTAGGAAGTTTAGGTTTAAATATACCTTTAAAAAATATAACTGGATTAGCAGATGGTAGACCTCAAGCAAAAGCAGATTGGATGCTAGGTAAATTTGCTGAAGGCTATAATGATTTTTATTTTACAGACGATCATCTAGGTAATGTTAAAGCCGTTAAAAATGTGTTAAGCGTTTTAGATGTTAAATCTAAAGTTCAACAAGCTAGAATAAAGTTTAGCGAAAAACTTAGCGATGACTTCAACGCTATGATAGAAAGAAATAAAGGTGTAAAAGCTAAAGCTACTTTTTCAGATGCGTTAGCTAGAAGAAGAGGTGTGAAACAAAAAAGATTTTCTTTCTTCATACCGCCATCAGCTGATGACTTTAGAGGCTTGACAATGTACACATTTGCTGGTAAAGGTAAACAAGGTGAAGCAGATCAAGAATTTTTTGACAAAGCACTTATTAAGCCTTACTTAAGAGGTGTTGGAGCTGTAGAGCAAGCAAAACAAAAAATAACAAATGACTACAGAGCTTTAATAAAAAAGTACCCAAAAATAAAAAAGAAATTAAGAAAAAAATTTGAGGGAACTAAATATACTACTGATGAAGCAATAAGAATATTCTTATGGGATAGAGCAGGTTATACAATACCTGGTTTATCAAAAACAGATCAAGCCAAAGTAGTAAAGCTAGTTAGTGAAAACAATGACTTAACTCAATTTGCAGACGGTGTTGAATTGATAACTAGATTAGATAGTTTTATTGAACCAAATGATTTCTGGGATGCAAGCACTATAATAGGTGATTTAAGTAGAGTTGGTAGAGATATAAATAGAAAAGAATATTTATCTGAATTTATAGAAAATGTAGATATAATATTTTCGCCAGAAAACTTAAATAAAGTACAGGCTGTTTATGGGTTTAGAATAAGAGAAGCTTTAGAGGATTCTATACGTAGAATGAAGAGCGGTAATAATAAAACTAGTGGTGGTGGTAGACTAGTTGAGAAGTGGAACAATTGGGTTAATAACTCTGTTGGTGCTATAATGTTCTTTAACAGAAGATCTGCTTTATTACAGTTAATGTCTTCTGCTAACTTTATAAACTGGTCAGATAATAACCCAGCGCAAGCTGCTTTAGCTTTAGCAAACCAACCACAGTACTGGAAAGATGTTATAAAGCTATTTAATTCAGACAAATTAAAACAAAGAAGATCCGGGTTAGAAGGTGATATACAAGAAGCTGAAATAGCTCAAGCATCTAAAAAAGGTGGTATGACAGGTGTGATTTCTTATTTATTAAAAATTGGATTTACCCCTACACAGATTGCGGATAGTATAGCTATAGCAACAGGTGGGGCTACATTTTATAGAAATAGAATAAAGACATATAAAAAAGCTGGATATGAATTAGCTGAAGCAGAACAAAAAGCTTTTGATGATTTTAGTGCTATATCAGACGAAACACAACAGTCAGCAGATCCAATGCTTATATCAGGTCAACAGTCTAGTGTTTTAGGTAGATTGGTTTTAGCTTTTCAAAATACACCTATGCAGTATACTAGGCTTATTAAAAAAGCGGGGCAAGATCTTATAAATAATAGAGGAAGTAAAAGACAAAATATATCTAAAATATTATACTACGGCGCAATACAGAATTTTATCTTTAATGCTTTACAAAATGCGTTGTTTGCTTTAGTACCAGGATTTGATGATGAAGATGAAGATTTTGCTACTGACAAAGAAAAAGATAAGTACGACGAAAATAAAATAAAAGCTGAAGAAAATAAAATAAGTAGAATAGTTAATGGTATGATTGATTCTATTGTTCGTGGATCAGGTCTAGCTGGAGCTGTTGGTGTTACTTTGAAAAATACAATTAGAGAATTTATAGAATATCAAGAGAAGCCAGTTTTCGCAAGAGAAAAAGGAGATGTAATACTTGCGGCACTTCAGATATCACCACCTATAGGTTCTAAAGCTAGAAAAATAAACGCTGCACTACAAACATTACAATATGAAAAAGATGTGATGAATGAAAGAGGTTTTGATGTCATGATAGATGGTAAGTTTCAATTAAGTCCTACATATAATATGATAGGTTCTTTATCCGCTGCAACACTAAACCTACCTTTAGATAGAGCTGTTGATGAAATTAATTCTATAACAGAAGCTTTAGATACTAGAAATACACAGTGGCAAAGAATAGCTCTTGCTTTAGGTTGGAGGTCTTGGGATGCTGGAGTTCAAATTGAAGAACATGATTTTATAAAAACAAAAGCTAAAGCATCTAGAAAAGAAGCTGGCAAAGAAAAGGCTAAAATAACTAGGCAAAAAAAGAAAATAGAAAAAGCTGATTATTATAAATACAGACAAGAAGCTTTTAAAACTATACCTATAAAAGTTGAAGATAGTTTAAGAAAAATAGAAAGAAGTACAGGTGTTATGACACCTAAGTTTAAATTAGAAAAACTAGTGGAAAAACACGGAATATGAAAATAAGTAAACACGTATCTTATGCTGAGGCTGTGTATTCTAATACAGCCAAACGTAGACAGATAGATAATAAACCTAACACAGAACAAATAGACGCGATGAAAACAATTGCTTTAAATGTATTTGAACCATTAAGAGATTTTGTAGGTGGTCCAATAAAAATTTCAAGCATGTTTAGATCAGAAAAATTAAACAAAGCCATAGGAGGTTCGTCAACCTCGCAACACGTAAAAGGTCAAGCAATGGATCTTGATGATACATACGGTTATAAAACTAATGCAGAAATGTATAACTGGATAAAAAACAATTTAAATTTTGATCAACTAATATGGGAGTTTGGTACGGATTCAAACCCAGATTGGATACATGTATCTTATGTTAACAATAAGGATAACAGAAATAGATGTTTAAAAGCTTACAAAGAAAACAAAAAAACAAAATACAAAATTATTTAAACACCAACACCTTATAAAAAATAAATATGGCTAACAAGATTTCAGAAAACACTGAGTTAACTTTAGATTTAAAGACATTAATAATTATAGTAAGCTTTGTCATAACAGCGGCAGGTATGTGGTTTGCTATACAAGCGGATATTCAGTTAGCTAAAGAGCTACCTGAACCACCAGTAACTAGAACCGAGTATGATTTAAAAGATCAATTGATTAGGGAAACTATAATGAACACACAATCTAAGGTGGAAGAAAATAGTGATAAACTAGATAAAATAGATGAAAAATTATACGAAATAATAGAAAAAAAGTAAATCATGAAAAACATCTTAACTTTAATAACAATACTTATAACAACCGTATGCTTCTCTCAAGAGTACACGTTGTTAGAAATAAACTCAGAGTGGAATTGGAGAAATTCAGCTAAAATAGATAAAGTTAAAGGTGTGAAACACCAAGTAGCATACTTAGAAAAACAGTCTGATGACTTTAAAAAGAAGGTAAAATCTGTTCCTTTAGTTATATTATATAGAGATAATAGTGCAATAATGCAGTGGACCGCTGATATAAGTTTTAAACTTATTATAACAGAAGAACAGATTAAAGCTGCAATAGAAAGATCTAATAAAATAGTAAGGAAAAAAACAAACAATTAAAAACTTAAGTAATGTTAAAGAAGGGTGGATTTAAAAAAATAATATCAGAAACACAAGGTAAAAAACAAGAAGAAGGATTGTCTAGAAAAAAATCAAAAAAGAAAAACCCTTGTTGGAAAGGTTATGAGGCAATAGGTATGAAAAAGAAAGGTGGAAAAACTGTACCTAATTGTGTTCCAAAGAAAAAGAAAAAATAATGTATACACAAGAAAACTCTCCATTTTCTAGGGTTAGAAAAACCACTAAAGGTAAGGGTCGTAACTTTCGTTCTACTAAAGAAGGCGCAGGTATGACATCTGCTGGTGTTAAAAAATATAGAAAAGAAAACCCAGGAAGTAAATTAAAAACAGCTGTAACAGGCGAAGTTAAACCAGGCAGTAAAGCCGCTAAAAGAAGAAAATCGTTTTGTGCTAGATCTAAAGGTTGGACCGGTGAAAGAGGTAAAGCCGCTAGACGTAGATGGAAATGTTAAAAATTATGAAAAAAATAATAGACAAATTACAATCATCGTGGAATAAGTTATTATATAAACTTATGTTTAAGAACTATATGGAAAAGCCTAAGGCTTCCAAGAAAAGAAAGGGACGAAAATAAAACTGGGCGTACCATACCCAAAAGTTCCTGTAACCAAGAAAGGGCCCTCATTACGAGAGCCCTTTTTTGATATGTATACATTATTTAATTATTTATACATATTAGTTTTTATATGTATAAAAAAGTCATAACTTTTAGCCTTTAGCCATCACAAGCTAAACAATCTTCACTCATTGCTTGTTGAGCTATATCTCCACGTAAAACAGATTCTGTTCTTGTATAGTATAAAGTCTTAACGCCTTTTTTCCATGCATCAAAGTGAACCTTATTAATCCACTTAGGTGTTGCTGAACTAGGAAAAGCTAAATTTAAACTAACTGATTGATCTATATATTGCTGCCTTAATCCAGCTTGCCTTATTAATTCTAATTGATTTATTTCTTTAAAAGTTTTAAACACTTCTTTCGTAGAGTCGTCTAAACCTTCTATGTCTTGAACCGAACCACCGTCCGCTAAAATTTTGTCCCATATTTCTTTACTATTTATTTTAAGTTTTTTTAATCTTTTCTCTAATGTCGGGTTTTTCCTAATGAAAGTCCCCTTCGCACTCTGCTCTGTAAAAACATTTGCAGCCCACGGTTCAATACCCGGAGAAACATTTCCACTAAGCTTACTATTAGAAACAGTAGGAGCAATAGCACGGAGATGAGTATTACGCATACCGGTACCAACACACCATAAAGGTTCTCCATATATTTCAGCAAGATCTCTAGAAGCCCTTTCGCTTTCAATTTTGATCTGACTAAAAATCTTCCTAGTTTCAAACTGAGAAAGTAACCCTTCGAAAGGTAATCCTTTCTCTTGTAGATAAGTGTGCCATCCCAATACTCCCAAGCCCAACGCTCTTCCTTTTTGAGCCGAGCGTACTGAATTCTCGAAGCCTCGTAATCCTTTAGCTCTTTGTATAAACTCCTCCATGACTCCATCAAGGAAGTATATACTGTCATAAATAAGGTTTGTATCTTTCCACTCATCATATTTAGCTAAATTTAAAGATGATAAACAACATACAAAACTATGGTTTTCATCTGTGTGTAATGTTATCTCTGAACATATGTTTGTCATATGTACTTTTAAACCGTTTTCTTTATATGCTGCTGGATTTGCTTTGTTAACATTTCCTTTAAACATGATATACGGCTCTCCAGTTGCTTTTCGTTTTCTAAGTAATTTACCCCATCTAGCTCTAGCTTCCTTATCTCCTTGTTCAAGCTTGCGCATAAATTTATCACCAACAATTGCGCACTGATGTAAGTTAAGCGATTGTCTGTTGACATCTCCTTTAGGTTCCCTGATTTCAAGCCAATCCTCGAAGTCATCATGTTCAATGTTGATATTAACTGAGGCAGCTCCACGACGGACACTTCCTTGATTAGTTGCAAGAATTGTTGAGTCATATATCTTGCAAAAAGGTACGACTCCATCTGATGTTCCATTACCTGTTATTTTAGTGCCGGCGGGTCTAATCATATTAACTCCGATACCAACTCCACCACCATGCTTAGCGAGTAGCATCATCTCTAAATTCTTTTGTCCTATATCCTGTATACTATCAGCTACATCAATACCAAAACAACTAATAGGTAAGCCACGATCAGTCCCGGTATTAGACAATACAGGGCTAGCAAGGCAAAGCCAGCCATTCCAAATATAATCAAAAAACGTTTCAGCCATTTCAGGCTTATATAATCTACGAGCAACTGTTTTAGCGACTCGTACGTATGCTTCTCTAGGTGTTTCTCCGTCAAATAAATATCCCCCGGATATAGTCTTCTTGTATACGTCCGTATTACCCCACGTAGGGTAATCTTCTCCTTTTTTCCATTCATTATTCCACATATTATCCTATAAAATGTTTTACCCAGGCTATTAGCCCATTAAAATTTAAAGCAACTAAATTCCATTGCTTTCTTGATGCTGTTTGAATCATTACACATATAAAACCTAATATGTAAAGCTTAGGTTCCAATGTCCATTGTGCTGCTATTAAAAAACCAGCACCCATATATCCTGCTCTAGTCGCTAGTCGCTTCCAAGGGCTCAGCCTTTTCTGCCTTACTAGACTTTTCAATAACATCGGCTTTAAGTTTTTTAATCGCTTCATCATAATCTGGCATGTTTTTAATTGTTTCTAAAGTTCCTATAGCTAGATCTTTTATTTGTGCTAGCTCATTAATCATATGTTGAGACACCCTTGTAAGTGCCTCAACTTTATTTTTCATTTCTATTAATTTATTTTCTTTCATATGTATTTATAAAACATTACAATTACTATTCTTTGATTGTTATATTCATCTGGGTATTTGCTATGGAAATACTCACACGGATAAGACAATAGTCTATTATCCTTGTAACCAACAACACTGTTTAACCTCCATTTAGTTTTATCGTTTGAATCCTCTCTGAGCATTCTATCAAACTCATCGTTGTTAGATTTAATATATGTGTGACCGTAATTTTCATGTTCCCAAAAAGCTGTACCATATAATTTATCTTCATTAGCTTTAACATATAATACTATAGCTCTATCTGGTTGATCACCATTTATTATAGTATCATTATGTATGCGCCAATCATTATCTTGACCTAAATTAGCCTCTCTAGCAAAAGATAATATATTCTTTATTTTTCTACCTTCTATTTTTTCTAGTTTACCTACTATGAAATTATTAAATTCATTAGGTAGATCTTTAGTCCAAAAAGATTTATCTGGATACTTTATTTCCTCAAAATCATCAACATAATTCAATAAAGCTTTATATAGATTTTTTGGTAAAAAATTATCTTGTATATAAATCATCTACCAAATATCTTCATAGTCCTCATTTTCTCCAGCTTTTGAATAATCAGTTGGCCTAATAGCGAAAAAATCAGTATGAGTGACGCCCCCGGTAAGATGATAAAACCAATCAAGATTAGACGCTGCCTTGTCGTCATACGCAAAATAGCTACCCAAGTCGACATAGCCAAGTTCAACAAGTTTTTCATTTGTTCTCTTTTTTATAAAGTGTTTTAGATCTTCTGATTTTAAGTTTTCTAAATCACCCATTTCAAACATTTTGTCTATATATTTTTCTTCTAAATCCACCATTGTTTCAGCAGCCTTTATTACGTCTTCTCTACATAAACTAAGTAAGTCACTATACTCTTCACACATATGTCTAAATAATTGACAACCCATCTTACTGTGTAAGCTTTCGTCTCTTACAGACCATTTCATTTGTTGACCTATACCTTTGAGTAAATTGCGTAACTGAAAAGAATAAAGTACAGCGAAAGCAGAATATAGGCTAACACCTTCTGCGAACGCGCTAAATATTGCCAACGATTTTGCAATACCAATAGGAGACTTACCGCCGTAAGCGACCAAATTATCAAACCGCTCAGCAGTAGCGGGTTCATGTAAAAAAGCTTCATAATCTTCTAATTTTAATGTTTCATTTAAATAGCTATAAGCCACAGCGTGAACTGTTTCTTGTGATCCAAACATCATAGCCATTTGTTGTATTTCATGTTTAGGGAACCAACCAACTACCTTTTGTGTCCAGTAATCAGATACTGCACATTCAGTTTGAGCAAAGCCTAGCAGGATATTTCCTACTAGGTTTTTTTCTGATTCATTTAGTTTTTCGTTCCAATCTTTAATGTCTCCACTCATAGATATTTCAGTGTGCAACCAAAATGCCTGAGCTTGTTTTAACCAACCCTCAGTATAATACTCAGGGTATTCAAAAGGTTTGTACGCTACGCGCTCATCAAACAATCCCATTATCTATATACTTCTAAAGCTATATCAACAAGTGGTAAATACAAAACATATGTTGTTTGCTCTAATTCTTCGTATGTTCTAATTCCTATTAATATCCCCGGGTAAAACCCTAAAGATAAACTCCAGTCTTTAATCTTATTTGCCATATACTTTTATTCCATATTTATTTTGTATCTCTACAAGCTCTTTGTAGATTATTTTATTTCTATTTTCAAAACTCCATTTCCACCACGTATCTATTTTTCGTTCAGCATATTTCTGCCTAGCTATTCTTTTAGCTTCGAAAGGATTAACCTTACTGTCTCGTCGCATTCTTTATGATTTTGTGGTTTATATAATGTAAGTGGTCCTAATCGTCTTTCTGTTATAAGCTTTTTAAACAACTTCCATCTAAGTGGAAATGATTCATTAGCTCTACCTTTAGTTTCAATTATAAAACCCTTACCTACAAAGTCAGGTGTATATTTTATATTCAGTATTTTTTTATTACCTCTGTTTTTATATTCTCCTTTACCGTTACTACATCTTTCATATGCCTCAAAAGGAAAATCAAAAGCTTCTGATAATTCAAAAGTCTGACCTTCATATAAAGCTGTTATCTTAGCTTTACGTAATGCCGTATACATATAACGTTCTAAACCAGACGCGAAGTTGATCCCATCATATGAGATCTTCTTCGACTGTACTGGTCCTTTTTTTCTTTTATAAGATTTCTTCTTCATTTACTTCTATATGATAATGCTCTCCATCGTTACCGTTTTGACCTATAATATTTATACGGTTTAACATAGCTTCTTCTATCTCATCTCTCAAACAATGTTTAGCTGATTCAAGATACAGTATTGCATCCATTAGTTCTTCTTGTACATCAATAATAAATCTATTGAGATCTTTCTTTTGACCTTCTATTTCTTGCATCATTGTAGCTCCATATTTCTTTTGACCTATTAAGCTACGTTCGTCCATCTTCCTTAGTACGTTTTGTACTATCTTGTCTTTAGTTTTAATCTGCATCTTTTACGAATGTTCCGTTAATCATTTTACCTGTTCTACCTGCTATAACTTTATAAGCTTCATCAATACAATATTCTATATCATATCCTTCTAGATGAGCTAAATTAGTTAATACAACAACTATATCACCTATAGCATCTATTATTTCTGGTTTATCATTTTTAAGTAATGCTTTAGCAAGCTCACCAGCTTCTTCTTGTAATTTAACATATTGTGTATGTGAATTACCTTCGTTATATAAACCTCTTGTAGCTGCCCAGTTACGTATTAAATCAAATCTTTCACAGTCTTTGTTGTTTTTTAAACAACTTTCTACATTGTCTTTTGGATTAAAGAAAGCTTCATAAAAAGCTTTGTTATAGATATAACATCTATCTTTATTGTACATTGATGTTTTAATGTTTGCCATTATCCATCTTATATTCTCTTTTGTTATTTTAAACTGGCCGAATTCTGTATTCCAAGTTAAACCTAGATTATCCATTAGTCTTCCTTTTAATTTACTAGTCGGACAAGGAAATGTTGAGGTTTGTTCTGTTGCGTTTATTTTCATTTTATTAAATAAGTTTTTATATAATTTTCTATCGACCTTATAGCCGTAAGACTTTTGAAGTTCTATTTCACGGTCTGATATATAATCTATATCTTCTGACTGTTCAAGAACTTCATACTCATTCTCCTTATAGCCTTGTATAAGGGAAACTCTACTACTAAGATCACGTGTAACACCGATCTTTTTACCTGGTATGTGGTATAAATAATACATAATTTATCTTAAAGTTTATTATTATATAAATGCATATTATGTGCGTGATGATAATACCATCCGACATCCATAGACAGTCTGTCTGCAATCATTTTTTGTAATGATGAAAATTGATACTGATCATTACAGAAACCGTACCAGATGTCATTAGAACGCATATAAACAGACATACATAATTTATTATTAATTATTGTAAATTGTATTGCATATGTGCATGGAGTATCTTTACTATATTTATTATACTCTTTACAGTCATATATACTTATAGCAGCGTGCCTAGTATCTGGATTATCTCTAAGTTTAGCAACAACATAATCTATTTGGTTGTTACGCATCCATTGATAACCATAATTACTATTTACATTGCCATCACTATCAGCCATACGTTCCCATATAGGTGGTATCTTACCATATAGTTGACCTAGCTTAATTATATTAGGATCACCAGACAAATACCATTGCCATTCAGCTTCAGCATACTCAAGACTCCATTTACGTTCTCTGTTTTTAATATGATTATCAAGTGGATCTTCTATAGTAAAACCAACATTAAATAAAGCTTTAGTATCACCAAAGTCTATGCCTTCAACTCGTAATTCATGTAGTATACAGTTGAATGCTTCGTTTGCATGTAAAAATTTAGTTCGCATATTTTTTATAATAATATTTATAGTATTCAAATATTTTCTCCCATAATTCTTTTTCATTAAAAAATTTAGGGGATCTGTTTACTCTTCCATTTATCTCTATATCTATATACCATGATACAAAGTTTTCTTTACAATAAGGTGATATATATATTCCATTGTTTATACACCACCTGTATGCCTCGAAATCTTTTTGATCATAAGAGTATATTTCTTTTTGTTTCTTTTTTCTCATTATTCCCAAGGCATAGGATCATTATCACTTATTGCTTCATGTGGTATAAAACAACCTGACTTTGGCTCCCATTTAAAATGTGCTTCAGCTCCGTTTTCACCAAGATTTTGAAATTTAACTTTTAGTACCTTGGCTTTAACAGTTTTTTGTTCATAATTTCTATGAACTAATATACCATGATAACTAGCGTCATACCATTCACCACCACCTTTTATATTATACATGGTTGGTTCTTCCATTTTACCATCTTTGTCTTTATACATCTTAGTAGGGTGAGCAACAACAAATACTAACACATCATACTTCTTAGCAAAGACTTCGATCTTTGTTAGATATTCCATTGTATAACGATTAACATCTTCTGTTTTACAGTCTACGTCTCTAACTTTATTAAAAGGATCTATAACTAAACATTTAATACCTTTACGTTTTACTAGTTCAGCACCTTTACGTAAAACAGATTCTAATGTATATCTTTCCATGTCAATATGAAAATAATTACTATTACAATGATCTGCTATTTGATTCCATCTATCACCACCAATATCATCTCTAGTAGGCATACCTTGCCAGGTTTTACGCATTAGTTTGTGAGCATGTAAATACGTTGGCGCATTCTCTGGCGACGCAAAAGCCGTCTTCCAACCGTAGTTACTATTATATCCGACAACCATTTGGTCAACAAAATCTGATTTACCTGAACTAGGTATACCAGTGACAGTAATAAATTGACCGGTATAAGTACTAAAAATGTCATCAAAATTGGATAAGCCAACTTGATATCCTTTCTTAAAGCCGTTACGAACAAAGTCAGTAACCTCATCTTCAATATCTCTGAATGTCGTAACATTTTCAAGCGGTACGGGTCTTGCACCGGTAATACGCTGAACCAGTTTTTGTTTTCCATGTTTTAATAAGTACTCATTTGCATCTTTACAGTCATCAAAAGACGCTAAGTAACAAACTTCAGCTCCAAGTCTACGGACTAATTCTGATTGCAATGCTTGCCCTGCTTCGTCTGAATCAACTGCTAGTATTATTTTTTCTTTGTCTTCAAAATAGTCTATACAATTATCAAGATAATCTAGATTATTAGAATTTAATGTAGCACCGTTAGGTACAGATATACTATTAGGTATACCAGCCTCATGTAATGCTAACACATCCATTTCGCCTTCTGTTATAATACAGTATTCATAACCTACAATACTATTAATATTATAAAATACTTTTTCAGCTCCTTTATATAATTTAAAATTCTTACGACCATCTCTGTATTTAACATTTATAAGTTGATCGCCCATAAAGTAATTAAACTTTATAGTATTCTCGGTCCTACCGGTTTGCGGCATATACTCAGCACCCTCATCGACATTTAAGTCGACAAGAGTTTGAGCTGATATACCTCTTGTTTCAAACCATTTAATTACTTTATCACTTAAAAACTCTGGTTTTTCAGAATCAGCTTTAACAACTGGTCTTACATATTCTTTTTCACTAGCACCTTTACGTTGATAAGTGTGTAACTGAAATGAGGTGTTACAATTGTGACAAGTACCGAGACCCCGTTCCCAATCATACGAAGCACACTTTGCTTTAGTATTCTTAGGTTTTCTATCGTGAGAACAAAGAGGGCATATACCCTGCTTTTTTCCCTCTTCAAGCTTATGTTGATTGAATTCATCAATCAAAAATCCATTGATCTCTGTTGTCTGCATTTAATTTAATTTAAAATGGTAAATCATCTGCCGGTTGAGCTACCGGTTGAGCTTGTTGTGGTTGATCTGTTCTAGGAGCAGCGGCTACGTTATCACCGTTAGTCCAAACAACTTTAACATTACCTAAGTAAGTTTTAGCTACTTTAGCTTCACGTTCTTCTTTCGATTGTTCAACAACAACAGGACCTTGATTACCGAACTGATCTACTTCGTCATTTAGGGTTATTGTTATTGGTAAGTATTTACCTTTTTTACCTACATATATTTTATCTTTAGGTATTTCATTAAGGTTAATACTAGCTTTTATTATACTCGCCATATTAATATTGATTTACTTGGTTAAACATTCTTGTTATTTGCTCTTTTGTAGCACCTGAATTTCTTCTTAGGTTGTCTACAGCTTTAGTATGATTTTGATTATTGTAGAAATTATTTATACTCGTGCTAATTCCTGATACTGTACATACTTTTGTTTGGTTTTTTCTGGTTTTTGCCATGTTATAATGTTTTATTAATAAAATATTGAGTTGGATCAAAGCCTTCAGACTTATAAAATAATTCATAAGCCTGCACTGCTCTTTCGACTTTGTCCTTACCTCGTTCATAAAATTGTGGTGAGCAGTCAAAAATACCTATTTGACTTGTGTTTTTATCTACTACAATAAAAACCATTTCATAACCAAATAGTTTACTATAAATATAAGCTTGTGAATCATAATTGTACTTAGACGCTGAATACTTAAACTTATTTAAATCTGCAGTTGTCTTCAAATCAACAACTAACTTTTCTGAATGGTTTATAATATCTGCTTTCCCTTTCCATTTATGACCTTCAAGCTCTGTAATGCCAGGCACTTCATATTCGCATTGTCCTTCTCTTATTAAATCATAACATATCTTGTTGGCTAACATTTTATCTGTTAGTTTTTCTATGTTATCAACCTCGTGTTGTAAAAGACATAGCTCTCCGCCTGACATCTCTTTATACACTTTAGTATTTCTAGTTGTAGCTTCTATAATCTTAAACTTTTTAAGTTTGTCAGGTTCTAGAATAGCAGTGTGAAAATATCCACCTACTAAAAACGCTGGTCTAGCTTCAGAAGCTTTACCTAGTGCTAAAGGGTTTGTAAGTAAAGTACTGATATCAGAATTACTAAGATACTTTTTACCAAAGTCACCGTAGTAATGTTCGTCATCACGTAGCTTTTCAATTACTTTTTCTTTATTCATATTATAGTGTGTTTAGTGCTCCTTCAACTTCTTGTGAAAGTGCATACTTAGCTTTTATAGCCTCTATTTTACCACCCGCTGTTATATATTGAACCGCTTTTTCATAAGCTGGATCTTTTTTAGAGGTTAAAGTTGGTTTTTGTGGCTTAAACTTCTTTTTACCATGATCATTAGTTGCATCACTATCAGCAGTATCATCAATTAGAAATAAATTTCCGAGAGCGTATTTTTTTGCATACGAAGATGCTGATCCGAATTGTTGAGGTACATTCATACCTTTTTGATTCAAGTCTACACCTACAATAGCAGTAGCGCTTATAGAGTTTTCTCCATCACTAACGTTTGCAGTAGACTGCATCATAGGTAATGGATCAACGCTGATAATCTCTTCATTGATTGTTACTGATACTCCTAACTCTAAGAGAAAGGGTTTAGTTGCTTCTAGGATGTCTTCGGCTGATCTGAAGTTATATTTGCCGAATGAATTAAATCTACTTTTTTTCGATTTAAATTTAGTCTGGATCGTAGCCAGCTTTTCGTTTATAGTCATTGGTTTATTTGGTTTTCTTATTAATATAATTACACATAATTTTTATGTTTTACATACTTAAACTAAAGATAATCAATCACTTGTGAGTGATCTACGTTATCAATTAATTTCTGTACCGCTTGTTTTTTTATTTCAGAAACTCTCACATAATCACTTACTCCTTTTATATTTAACAATACCGCTATTTGCTTAGCTGAATGTTTGTCACAATCAAGTCCGTAAGATAACCTAAGAACCTCGTACTCTTGTTCGTTCAAATGTTTCTTAAGTAACCCTTGTAAGTATATATTTAGTAAATTTATATTGTAAGGTTCTGAGTTGTCTGGTAACTGTTGTACCATTGATTCACCTTCTTCATTAAGTGGCTGAGCATCTATAGATAAAAATTTAGACATAAAAAACATCTCAACCATTTTTTTGTTTTTAGGATTGTTTCTTATTTCATTCATTTTATGTTCAGGTATCCTCATATTACCGCTATGCATATCTATTCTACGTCTAATAGATCCTTTTATTCTTTTGCTAAAAAAGCTTTTTAAAGTTTTTTCTTGATCTTCAGATTTAGATAACATTTCCCAATCAAGTTTATCCACAGCTCTAGTTAATGCTTCATTACCTATTTGCAATAAATCTAATATAGATAATACTCCTGAAGCTTGTTGAGTTGTTGAGAATTTTCTGGCTAAGTTTTCTACTAAAGGCATAAACTTAACTATAAGTTCATCTCTAGTATACTCATCCCAAGACAATCCTTCAGGCATAGAAGCTTTTATGTCTTCTTTATACCTAATATAGTTTTGTACATTATATTTCTTCATTTAGTATTTTTATTTCTTGTTTTAACTCGTCATTTATATGACGGTATATTGTTCTTTTAGACACATCTAATAACCCAGCTATTTTACCTACACATATATGTTTACCTAATTCATTCAGATCAAGCATGCATTGATATATAGCTTCAGAGTCAATTCTAGAAGATCTACCTATTAATTTACCTACTATACTTAATTTTTCACTTGTAGTTAACATGCAAAAGTCTTTAAATATTACTTTACGTAACTTATTAACAGGAGGCTCGCCACCTATAGTAAACACATCATCAATCATCTCGTTTAATTTTCTATCGCTAATAAAGAATGTAACAAATCCGTTTTCTTTATTTGCAATAAATTCATATACATGTGATGGTAGTAAACCATTTTCTTGATTTAAATAATATAACACTAGAAAGTGCCATTTTAATGATTTGTATGTAGTTATTTTAGCTTTAGTATTAAATAAACTATAATGCTCATACGTGCCTTTTTCAAAGAACATATATTTACTAGTTTCAATATCAGGCGCATCATTTATAGGAAATTGCCTATAAACAATACGTCTATCATTTAACCATTTTATGTTTCTTTCTTTTGACATTAGCCTATTACTTTTTAATACTTAAAGGCTGTTGTCACAGTCCTAAGTATTTTAATCTTCTGTTATATTTTAAAAAAAGTTTACTTTTTATTTTTGCTAGTTTTATATCACCATTTAATAAATGGGTTACGATATTACCATGTGTACTAGCTATTGCTAGTTCTAGATATTTTTTGTGCGCCTTTTTTCTTCGGCTTTCTGTAAGATTTAATTTTATCGTTAATTCCATTATAATTGGTTTTAATTAAGTGGTCTGCTAATTTTTTGCTCATTTTTTCCTTTTATTGATTGTTTTTCTTGTTCATAATAATTCCAGTAAGCTGATACACTATCATTTTCAACCTTGTATTCATCAGGCATGCACTGCGGTGGTTCTTTAAAAAAACCATCAGGCATACCATTAGGATGAAATTGTAGTGTTCGCTTACATTTAGTAATGCTCAAATGAGTTTTACCATATCGTTTAGTATACTCATCACCAAGAGCGATCATATGATTATATAACCACCTGTATTGGCTTCTATTACCTCTAGCCCATATAGTTGATGGGTGGTTGTAATGAGCTTTTTTATAAGGTACAAATGTTGTATAATTATATAACTCTGCATAATGATGATGAGCCGTACAAAGCATCTGGGCTGATTCTAAGATCATTTTAACCACATGCTTATTATATTGTATCTCTGCAGCTTTAACTGGATCTCTGTCTAAATAAAATATATTCATTTATATCTTTTATTATTTATTCTATTATAATATTGATCTAATAATAAGTGTACTACTTCTTCGCTTATCATATTATCGTTATACAATTGGTATATAAGCTTTCTCATAATCCTGATTTTTGTAAAAAATAGTTATAAACTTCTGGTATATGTCTTTTATAATATGGTTGTTCTTGTGCTACCCAATGTTTAAGACTTTGTTTATCATAAAACGGAGCACACATATCAAATATAGGTTCTATATCATCAATGAAGTCACCAACAGTCCAGCCTTCCCATATATGTTTATCTCTATTCATAATTTCTAATACATTTAAATAGTGGATGTCTGTAGCTGTTTGCTTTGGTTCGTTGGAAATAAGTAAAGGTAGCACGCTTACCAATATAAGAATCAATATTCTTAAGCATATTAGCTAAATCCTTGTAGGAATAACCCTTGCCTGGTGGACAACCAAACTGTATACCTTCGTCATCTAGCATTATGAATTTACCAAGCGTACCCGTCCTTTTACCTTTACCTGCTACATAACCAACAATAGTTGCTTCTGTGTCGCTAAAATCTTTAAATTTCATTAGATCGTAAGATCTACCGTGTTTATATAAACCGTCTAGTCTAAGTATAGAACCTTCATAACCTGCATCAAGATTAATTACGTGAATTGCTTGTGCGTGCTTAAGATCTTTTACAAGACTTGAATGAACATATTTAATTTGAGCATCATAAATATTAGATACTACTAAGTTGTTCATACGAGTTTTGTAGCTGTCATAGACTGGCGATGAAATATAGTCATATACATGAAACTGTACGAGATGTTGAGCGTCAAGCCTGTCATCATCTGTAGGTTTTTGCTTACGAACTAGTGATATAATTTTCTCAAAATCACGTTTTAACTTGTGATTGTATAACTCGCCATCAAGTGTAACATCTGGGTTATCTTTGAAGAACGATTTTAATGCTAACTCAATATGAGCTAGATTTTTAAATTGTTTACCGGTACGAGAAAAAGCTCCGTCTTGTGTAAAAAGACAACGAACACCATCTAGTTTTGGTTGTACGTATACCGGTTTAGACCAGTCAACTCGATTTTTATCGAACTTGTGGGCTAGCATTGGTTTTTGCATTATTTAAATTTATTTAGTTTGTTTTCTATTTTAATTATTTTCGTCTTTAATTCTTCACATCTATTATAATCTTCTATTTTTAGATTAAAGTCTAATTGTGTCATTAAAGCAGCGAGCTCAGCTAGTAACTCTTGTTCTTCATCTTCTTCGGTTATTATTTCTTGACCTTGAAGTATGCCTTCTAGTACTAAATGAGATATTCTTTCTGCTAATTTTTCAATTTCTTTGTTTGTCATATATATATTATCCAAATCAATTCGTATTAAGTCTGTAAAAGTTCCAGTCAGTGTAATCCATTTCATTGTTATATTTTTCTATAACTTTTTCTATTGGTAAAACAAAAACATTTTCACTTTTATAATTATCATAACAGCTAATCCATACATCAGGTTTACCCGTCCATAATATATACGTATAGTGATGATCTACACAATCTACACTAGGGTATAAATATTGACTGTTATAATGAAAATCTTTTACTAAATGAGAGGCTATACGAGATGCATCGCCAAAATTAGTAAATCCTTGATCTTGCTGCATATGCTTTACCCAGTTAGCTAACTGTACACCCTGCCATTCAGGGTAGCCATCATGATGTAAATACATATTTACATGGCTTTTGTCAGATAACAAAGTTGGCTTACAAGCAAAACCCAATTGATTGTGCTGAGCATCTGCTCTGTCTACAACCATAGTTAAGTTTCTTGTGCTCATTGTTTGTTGTTTAAATATTAGGTGCGCAGGGTGGATTCGAACCACCGACCTCTAGCTTATGAGGCTAGCGAGCTACCAACTGCTCTACCGCGCAATTTTAATCTAGTAATGCCATATATGCACTACTATTATTATTTCTAAACCACCTTAGTGCTTTATCAAAATCCCTTATCATTTCATCATTGGCTCTATTTGAGCCAGTTGCAAACACCATATTACAACCCATTATAAAGTCATAAATTGACAGTTCTAATCCTGTTAGATCGAAACTTTCTCCTGAAAAAGGATTTGTCACTGTGTCGCCTTTCGTATATATTTGTCCTGTAAACCATTTTGGTGCTTGTTTTTTAGTTAATTTCTTCGTGCTCATAGCCTTCTTCTATTAATTCATTTTCTACTTCTTGCTTCATATCATTGACATAAGCTTCATAAACCTGCATTACCGCGTCTTCTACGTAGTAGCTTTCGAGATCATCTACATATATTAGCTCGTTGTAATCAACCATAGCTTCTACTAGTTTTTCCGAAAGCTCATTATCGTAATAGTGAACGTCTTCATTTATACATACATTTCTACCATCACCTGAAGTTGCAACCCATACTTCGTAGCCATCAGCTGTAGTTTCAGTGTATATACTGTAGTCGGGTGTACCATTCCAGTTATCTGTTAGTTCAAAATCATAGTGTTTTTGTATAACTACTAAAGCTTCGTCATTTTCAATATCAAATTTAACACCATGTGCTTCTAATCTTTGATCGATTAGATCTTCTGTTATTAGTTTCTTTTTCATTTTTGTATAATATTTTCGCCATACATAAAAGCATAACTGTCTAAATTCCAAGATTGAAGATCACCATAAGTAATTAGATCTCTCATTTCATCGATAGTAAGTTCATTCCACATTAACTTTGACATTAGCGTGTATTTTAATCTTTTAGCACTGCTGTACTTTCTAGCACTAGCTTGCAATTCTTTTTTAACGTCGGGCAATAGATTGTCGTAGACGGATTTAATTTTACTCATATTTTTTCCAGTTTTTAATATAATAATTTAACATGTACACCATTCTTGTTAATGGATTGTGTATTAAAGCTCTAGCTGTACCTTCGCCTTTGTGTATTTCTACTTTTCCATCACCATTAAGAGATACCCATTTTTGAGTTTGTGTATATTGAGGATTTATTTGATATGCCGAGTGACAACCATTTTGTTTTCTAACATAACCTGATTTAAACGTGGCTAATCTTAATCTCTCACTTTTTTTCCACCCTGGTCTGCTAGGACAAGGGAATTCAAACTCTCTAGTGCCGTTTATTGCTTGTCTTTGAGTAGTTATTTCTTTAATGTTGTACTCAACTAATAACCTACGTGCATAGGAATCTTCGAGCATTTGGCGTTCTTGTTGCCAAGTGTATTTACTTTGGTTCATAATTTTAATTTAATATTAGTGGAAGTGGGCGGAATCGAACCGCCGTTTAAGTTAGTGTGACTTTCGTCTCCTATTTCTTAGCTTACCTTATCACTCCCTTTTCGAGGCACCAGTCGCGGACCGGTACTAACTAGTATTATGCTTTATCCGCGATTTTGACCAGTATGCCGCCGCCTCGATTTTGTAACTAGTGAGGATTCGAACCTCATACCCGTCGGTAGCCCATATACACTACAAGCTCGTGAAAACGTTTACTTGTACAATGTTTTGCCTGACCTAGTTGCCGGCTATTGTGTGATCATTAATCGTATCTTTCGCCATCGGTTTTCATATTTAGATAGAGCTATATACCGTAAAACTCTAAGCTAGCTATTCACTTATGTAATTTAGGCACCGCTTTCGCGGAGTAGATTTTTATAGCCATTCACCAACCTAAATCCTAATTAAGCTACTCGTCTAGCTACTTGCGTCGCCAAGCTCTGTGCACTGATGCACTTACTTCTTGGCTAACAACTTGTATTGTATTACCTGTTTTATGATTTATTATGGGTACATAACTATAATCTTCTACTGTGCTACAAGGAACACAAGTTTTATAACCATAACCTAACCTAATTGGATGCACTTTTGTGCCACATTTACAATACATATTCATTTATTTTATTATTACATTTATATTATCATTAGATAATTGTATTTTGTTTGTAAAGATATTCTATAGCTTTATCCATAACCATACTATGTAATTTGTTATAGTTATCACCACTGACAGGTTGATCAGCTATTTGCCAATCAACACTATCATACATTATTTCTTTACAATGATCCGCTACACCTTGTGCAATCTGATCTATTTCTGACATTTTACTCATTTTTTCTATTTATTCTTATTATTTTATCGTCAATATTACGCATCGCTAACTTATAACCAAAGTTTTTAGCCATTTGCATTAATAAAAAATCACTACTTCCATGATTGTTTTTTGCAAAATCATCAAGATACTCTTCAGTAGGCGTAGCTACTATAGCTCGATCTAATGATTTTAGCTCAAGATCTATATATTCTTTTAGTTCTTTCATATCTTGCCGAATATTGATACTTCAACCCATCCTTTTTCACTGTGATTTGCATCACATCTATAACCTTCTTCAGTTAATTCTTTTTCTAACTTCAACGCTGCATTCCACAACGATGGTTCAGGAATTTGGTCATGCTCGTCATCATACATTACCTCACCTCTACACTGATAGAACTGGTCATTGCCATCATCTTGACTTACATATTCAAAGTCCCATCCATTTACTCTTACATTTTCTTTCATTTTACTCTATATTTAATATTACTCCTGCTTTAAAATTAAGTACTAAATCTTCTTCAGACTTAGCGCTTACATTGATCCACTCTTTGTCTTCTCTCATATGAGGTAGATATGTTACCGTGTACTCTTTCATTACTTGTCTATTGTATTCCACTCTAAGTGGGTTATTATTCGGTCTTCTAAGTATTCGTAATCTTTTACTTCTTCAGGGGTTAAGTCATCTATCTTAATGACCGTATCAATAAGGGGTTTACCGTACTTTTCAATTAATTTTTCCATATTGTTCATTTACTTTAATTAATACTTCTCTTACGTCTTCTCGGTGATCGTACTCGTCCAAGTAGTCATATAAAATTTCTTTTATTATATTCCATTGCCAAATCTGTATTTTTATAGTCTCTTGACCAATACCTTGTTTAGCCATTTCTTGGTCTGCTTTTAATGAAGATAGTTTTTCTTCTTGCATCTCATACCATTTTTTTACTGAATCACTCATGATTTTTTAATAATTATTAGTTGTCTTACATCAAATTTCTTGTGTGTTTCATTCCACATCTTAGAATGGACGAACTTACGCTGTTGAGAATAAGATTTCTTGCCTGATATGTGAATACGATTGTACTCAGCATCGGTAAGTCCGCCACATTTTCCATGATGAGCAACAGAACGCCTATGCTCGCTTGCTGCTTTTCTGTTAGCCTGTTTTACATAGAGGCATAATTCTTGCATTGTTTTCGGGTTAGACATAAGACCAGATTGAAGGTTTATGTTCAATGTAAGTAAGACCTTTGTGATTAAACCACTCGAAGATACCTTCTTGATCTTTGTTTTCATTGTAGATAAATGCGAATCTTGTTGGTAGATCGCCTACAGTGTAACCTTTGTAAGTTACATTGTTAATTTTTATAGTAGTTTTGCCTACTTGTTTTAATTTTTGCATAGTATATAAAATTATTAGTTACGTTTATATTATCATAATAGTTTTGTATTATGTTTGTAATTAGTCACCTGTGTAGTTGTCATAAACAGACTTACTTGCATAATATTCCGCACAACCTGCATCAAAGAGTTGTTGTAGTTTAATATGGTGATCTACATTATCAAGATAATCATCTATTTTAGAGTGCATTTCTTGCTTTGTTTGAGCTCCAAAGCTAACAACATTCACATGTTTTAGTAATTCCATATCGTTACAAGTATAACCTTGTGCGAATTTACCATTCCACGTAGTCCACTCTTTGTGGTAATATTCTGTATTTCTGTATTTTAGCATAGTATTATTTATTATTTGATTTATAAAACTCTATTCTGTCAAGAACATCTTGTCTAGTTAGCTCACCTTCCATTTGTTTACCAATATAGCGAGTCATGTCGATTTCTTTGCCGTTAGGGCACGTTAGTATAAATTGCATAGTATTATTATTTAGTAGACATTAGCGGAATCGAACCGCCTCACAAAGTAGAGCTCACGTAGTCAAAATGCAGTGTGAAACCATTATGTCTTTTAGTAGAAATCGTAGTAGATATCTATAACTTTAGATTTTTGTTCATCAGTTAGTTTAGTATAATGCTTGTCGTATAATCGCCAAGATATTTTTAGTAGTGTATAAGAG